AATCGGATTTAAGCCTGAAATGTCAGCCGCTAATTTAGTTTATAATATGGAGGAAGTAGCGTAATGATTATTGTAAATGATATTCAAGATGCATTGATGATGAGAAAGAAATTGATGAGCATTGTTCGTCGTTCTCATAATTTTGGCCATAGTCGTGCCACTGTTTTAATTGAACTGCTTGATATTGTTGACGATCTTCAGCAAAACATTGAAAGGATGGAAGCTGAGATGGAACTTCAACATGATCTCTGGAGGACTGAACTTACAATGGAGGAACCTTCTAATGCAGCGTAAAGGTAAATCACATAAAGCGGCCATGGGAAACGATGGCCGTGTTGCTCTGCGTGAAGTTATTGATTTCATGAGTGAATGCGCCGGAGTTTTAGAACTTGAAGGCGAGGAAAAATCTGCGTTTTATTTCGAGCAGATTGCAGAGTTTTTAACTGAAAATCCCTATAAGGGTTTAAAAGAGCACGCAGGTCGTGTTCTAGGACTGTAAGGTTTATAAATATCCTATGTCAAGAACTTTAAACATAACAAGCGGATTATTAACTATGTCAGTACTAACTGGGGCACTTGTCATAACTCTTTCTATGGGTGGTCAACCCGATATAGATCCTAAAAGCCAAAATTGTTTGGCGATGAATATATATCACGAGGCTCGCGGCGAGGTCATTGAAGGCCAAATCGCTGTTGCCCATGTTACCATGAATAGAGTAGAGCATAAGGAATGGCCTAATAGCATATGTGATGTAGTCTACCAACCAAAGCAGTTTAGTTGGACGTTTATGATTAAAGATCAGACGCCCAAAGAAAACAAATCGTGGAAGCAAGCTCGGGCTATTGCCAGAGATGTGATGATAGGAAACGTAGATGATCCTACAAAGGGAGCTACATTTTATCACGCTACGTATGTGAATCCGGTGTGGGCAGATCAAATGGAAGTAAGTAAAATAATTGATAAACACGTGTTTTATGTGTGGGACGGCACTTGGGATTAGTAAAAGCATCTAGTCCTTGTACTCAGATATGTAAAATTGATGCATTTACTGGTACGTGCATAGGGTGTAAACGCACTTCTCAGGAGATCACTGAGTGGTCTTCTTATAGTGAAGAACAAAGAATAAATATAATGGAGAAGCTTGAATTATGGCAAAAGAAATAAGTAATGTAGAATATAAATTTAACGAAGGCGCATTGATTAATGAGTTTCAAGCGTATATCGATGCTACATATGATGGGCATTACGCCACAAATAAATTTCAATCAACAGAAGTAATCATTGAACGTGGTCATGGCACAGGTTTTTGCATGGGAAATGTCGACAAGTATTCAAATCGTTATGGGAAAAAAGGTAGTCGTGATGACGCCCGTAAAGATTTAATGAAAGTTCTCCACTATGCCCTCATCCAACTCTATATCCACGATAGTGAAAAGGAAGAATAAGTATTACGCTTATACCGAGAACGGAAGTGTAATAATTATATCACAGGACAGATACATTGTTGAAAGCTATGTACAAAGTATTGGCTATAAAGTAATATATAAGATGTAAGCGTTAATAACGGATGTATGGACCTCGGGGCAGTACCGAGCAGCTCCACCATAAACACATTTAGATAAGTGTGTTTCTTATGGGGCTGAACTAGGATCGACATGTATTCAAGTTTACAAACACAAATGCAAACGACAATTTTGCACCATCTGGATTTGCCTTAGCGGCATGATCACAGGGGGTTGGCCACTTACCTAGCAACAGAAAAGTGGCAACTTTTATAATGTTTAATTTAATCTAGGAAAAAAGAAAATGAAAATCGCAGCAATCGCAGCAGCCGCTTTAGTAACGGCAACATCAGTCTCAGCCAATGAGATCGGTGGAACAGGCATCACTTGGGGTGTAACATCAGAAGCAGCATACACAATTAACGATGCTGCAGGTAACGCAGTAGATGATTTCGGTGTAAAGGTAACTCCTGAAATCGGTTATTCAATGTTCGGTATTGGCTTGTCAGCTGATATGGACTTGCCAGTTTATAACAATGAAGAGTTTCAATTGAGCAACGCGTTTGACGACCCAAAAGTCAATCTTGGTGCCACATATGAAGTGTTTGGCGGCTTTGAGTTGTTCGGTGAAACAACTTGGGATTTTGACGCATCAGACAATGTAGCTACTAAAGTAGGTGCTACTTTCGCCTTCTGATATAAATACCATAGGGTCACTTACTTAATAAGTGCGCGGGGGGCCATGGTGAGCCCCCCTTTTTTTTATGAGAAAGGACTATACTATGAAAAAACTATTATTGGCCTTAGGATTCATCACTGCTTGTGCTCCAGCGCACGCTGATATGTTACAAATAAATGTGCCATGCGATCCATCGCCCGAAGTAATGAGAATAATGATACAGTATAAGAACTCTTTATTGCTTAGTGGAACAGGTACAATATCTGCTAAAAATGGAAAGACATTTACTTCCGAAGCTGGAATATTCTTAAACCAAGACACTGGTACTTTAGCTGTTGTCTTATCTTTTCCCAATGGAGACAAGCCTCCAATGTCATGCTTAATTATTGCTGGAGCAGAGTGGGAGCCATATGCTGGACCTCAGCCGTGGGATAAAATAAAAACAAAAGAAGATCTATAAGGTATATAAATACTGTATGACTTACAATGATTGGTGGTATTTAAATGTATAAAAAGTTGCATAGATTATTTTTGTTAATGGCATTAAGTTTGTTTACGCTATTGATAGTTGCTATTCAGGTTAAAGCCCAAGATGCAGCAGAATGTCCTGTCGGGTATGTCTGCACATTATCAGGGACTGATTCCAATATAACAACTGATGGTCAAATGACCACAACCATAAAACAACCTCCTCCTTCTGCGATTGCGCCACAATTTAGTGCAGGTAATAATTCTGATCTGTGTACTATCGGAGCTTCTGCTTCAGTACAAACTCAGATTTTAGGCATATCTGCAGGAGGCACTTATACTGAAGAGAATTGTAAAAGATTAAAAAATGCAAAAGTCTTATATGATATGGGAATGAAAGTGGCTGCGGTATCAACTATGTGTCAAGATGAAAACGTGTTTAAGGCAATGATGAATGCTGGTACGCCATGCCCGTATAATGGTTTAATCGGTGATGCTGCTAAGTTGGGTTGGGAAACTCACGTTGAAGAAACTGAAAAAGAACTTAATTTGATGGGACCTATAGATGCTGAAAAAGCTGCTCCTGCCGTTAGCGCTGGTATTATCGCCCTCTTACTCTTACTCTGAAAGTATTGCTCCGTACTTTGGGTATACTGGAAATGCTATAACGGACCAATCTCTCGCTTGGTCTATGCCAAACATATTGCCTGATCCATCTGGATTAGATATACAGAATGTAATATACAGTTATAAGATACAGAAAGAAACTGGTGAATGGGTAACAGTACATGTGCAGAATGAAAATGCTAATGCCACTGGTTATATTTTTAGAGAGACTGACGAGTGGAAACCAGGATCAGTAGCCGGTACTGGAATTAGTAAAGCAGTTCCAGTAGGCAATTTACCCAGAGCATTATGGGGAGAGGGAAGCATAGATGTAGATGGCAACGGATCAGTATACGATGCAAGTATAGTATATACGTATAGAGTCGATCCTTGTTTTAATCCGCAGTTTAATACTAACTGCCCAGGATATGTAGAGCCAATCCCTGACATACCAGAAGTTGGCTTAGAAGATGTTTATGATGTATTCGATGACGATAATGTTAACATGGAACGAAATAAAACAATCGAACAAGATAAGATAAATAAGGCTAAAGCAAAAGAAGAAGATGAAGAAGAAGAGGAAGAGCGTAAAAGAAGGTACAGACTTGAAAAGGTTTTGTCAGATCTGCAAGCTTCTCAACTTCTAGCTGAGAATTCTATAATAGAACAAATGAATAACAATATGCAAAACGAGATAAATAAGACATATCTAGTAATGAAAATACCAGGCGGAGAATATAAAGATAGCGTGGTACTGGCAGATTCAAAGTTGCCAGACTCAAAGAATGGATTACGTAATGGACTAGCCCAACAGTTATTGCACAACCAGATGGTTGAGATGCAATATCAAATAAACGAAGAGAACTAAGGAAACATAATATGAATATGTTTAAAATTAAGACTAGTCTGTTTGCACTATCTACTATGGTTGTGGCAAGTCAGGCTTTAGCACAACAAGAAGGATCAGTTCCTATTAACGGCACTGTTCAATCGCGTTGTGTAATTCAAGCAGATACCGCAGGAACATACGGCAACCCTAATGCGTATGAATTAAATACAGCCGCAACAGCTGGTGGGAACAACGCTGTAATTCGCGTTGATGTAACACTGGCCGATTCATATTATGTTAATATTACTGCACCATCGTCATTTTCAAACAGCCCAACTTTACCTGACACTGTAACTTGGACTGGAGATACAACTGTTAAAACGCTATCAGATGCGACAGGAATGAGTGGGTACGAAACTGGTAAGCAGGAACTAGGAATGGTAGATAAGTATGACCTAACTGTTGTTGGTTCTACATGGTTTGAAACAGAGTCAAAAGCTACTCTTGGAGGTTCAAGAGCATTTCCCGGCGGAAACTACACTGCATTAGTAGAAGCTGAGTGTATTGCAAAGTAGGAAATGACTATGCTACGTTATGGTTTATTCTCAGTCTTTATAGCTATTTTTTTAACATGCGCTTTAAGTGTTAAGGCCCATGAGATGGTTCCAACATACCCAAAATTGGAACCATCTCATATACAAGGGCTATATAAAACAAAGGTAACAATATTCAATAAAAGACCAGAAGTTGAGTATTATGAAATTGGGGTATTTACAGAAGATTGGGAATCAATACCGTTTGTTTCTACATACAAAATCTTTCCAGTCCCCTTTTTAAGCACAGTAACAAACGAGCTGTTTATACGTAATATTGATAGAAAAAAAGTAAGGTATATATGCTCTAAATCGAAACTGCGTAGGTCATATGAAACGCGAACTATAGTGTCTTCTAGGATTTGCTCAAAGATAAAAAGGCTAGGTGAATGAAAAAGTGTATTATATTATTAACCTTATCAATGTTTCCTATTACAGCATTAGCAGATAACAGTGGGATTGGACTAACACTACCTGGAGCTTCTGTCTCATATGGTAGTGATAGCATCAAAGCTGGAGACTTAAACTGCTCAAATTCTATTGGCGGCGCCACAAATTTTGAGTTTGGTATAACAGGCGTTATCGATAACTATAGTAGTCCATTCAACTCTCCAGATTACGGTAACACTGAAAAGGATGTTGGAGTATATGCTAGAATAGTTATACCACTCGATAAGCCTAAAGAAAGAATTAATTGTAACAGCTTGTATCAATTAGAGCTGAGAAAAAAAAGATTAGAAGTGCTAAAGCTGCAACAAGAACTGGAAGCGTTAAGACGTTTAAACAATTCTGAAGCAAGCACATTTGAGAACTAGGAGTTAATAAATGTCAGAGCTAGAATTTGGAGGAGTTAAGTTTAAAGGCGGCAAGATGTTTGCTGTTCTTACGGCGCTATCAACGTTAGGTGGCGCAGCTTGGGGAGGCTTTGAGTTCTACAATGATTATAGAAATATGAAAGAGATTGTAGAAAATATTGATGTAGATTCTATTGCAGCCGAAAACGAAAAAGTTATTCTTAGAATGGAAGAAAATATGGTTCGTATTAACGAGGCCATTGAATATACTCGTGATATTAAAACTGGTCTTAGAGATGATATACTTGGTATTGAAAAGCAAGTGGATCGCACAGAAGATGAGTTGCGGGAAAGCGAGCAAACGACAAGAGAGATTGTACAGAATGCAGAAGAGCGCTTTGAAAACAAGCGAGACGCATTATCTAATGATTATGACACAAAGGCGAATAGTTTAAGAAACTCAAATAACAGTCGTATGAACGATCTAGAAACTAAAGTAGAACGCGACTTAGAATCACTGCGAGCGATGATCGAGAGAGACATGAGAGAGCTTGATACTCTATTAAATGATAAATTACAAAGAGCCCTAAATAATCCACTAGCAAACTAACGGAGATCTAAATGGCCGAAGAAGAAAAAGTTAAAGCTAAACTAGTAGCTAAAGCGCCGCATGCAATTAGAGATGAAGATACACCAGAAGGTAAAATGGAACTTCAATTCCGAGTTTTAGGTAATGAAATGATCGGCATTAAGATGATAGTCGATGACATGAAAATGAAATGGGTTTTTATTGGATTACTTGCTATTTTAGTAATGACATGGGCCGCTGCAGAATTCGGCAATGCTATTACTGGAACAAGTCCTGGAGAAGAATGGTCGGAAGGCTAGTCGTAGTGTCCACCTAATACAGCAACCTTAGTTATTTCTCTATTATATACTTCTACTTCTCGTTGCTTGTAAGCTGTTTCAAATCCGATCGAACCGTATTCGCTTCTTTCAGTGTTATTCCAAAGTCTTTTAAAATATGAATCGTATAACTGTTCGACAGTGGCGTCTGATTCGTTTATGTTGATTAGTTGCCCCTTAACTAGCCAGTTAAGTCGATTGGCTTCTTTACGAACGAATGGCGTACACATAGCTACTCCTTTACATAAGATAACTTATCTATAAAATGGTAGTGCTAACTTTTGCGCTATTAAAAAAATAAACGTGTACATATGGTTTGTAACAGTGTAGAGTATACTTATCAATAGGAGATAAACATGACTTACACTATACAAACCGATATCGCACATACCGCAACACAATCCGAAATTAAACAATTCGCTTCCGAACACAATTGTATTCTATCAAAATTCCAACCTCTCGGCCCTGCCGGCGGAAATCACTTATGCGATTTCACATCTAATTCTCTCGATTCTATTCAAAAATTGTGCGACCAACTTTCATATCCCCATAAAAACATCGAAAAAATTTAAAAAAAAGTGAAATTAACTGTGTACAAACAGTTTGTAATGTAGTAAGATATACTTATCAAATGATGGAGATTATATAATGGCACACGAAGTAGAAATGATTAACGGTCAAGCTCAACTAGCATACGTTGGTGATGTACCTTGGCACGGTCTTGGTGTTGAAGTTCGGAACGATATGACACCTGAGCAGATTATGGTAAAAGCTGGCCTTGATTGGACAGTTGAAAAAGAAGAAGTACAAACAGTATCAGGTGTAAAAATTCCTGGTAAAAAAGCTTTGGTTCGTTCTTCTGACGGTTCAGTTTTAGATATGGTCGGTGACGACTGGAATCCTGTACAAAATACACAAGCTTTCGAATTCTTCTCAGATTTCGTAATGGCAGGTGATATGGAAATGAATGTGGCAGGATCTTTAAAGGATGGAAAAAATGTATTCGCTCTCGCAAAAGTCAAAGAGTCTTTCACTATTCTCGGCGAAGACCAAGTTGACTCCTATCTTTTGTTTAGCAATCCTCACCAATATGGTAAAGCTGTTGATATTCGCTTTACTCCCATTCGTGTTGTATGCAATAACACGCTCACATTTTCTTTAAATTCAAAGTCTAAAAACTTTGTAAAAGTTGGCCATCGTTCAGTCTTCGATGCTGATATGGTTAAAGAGCAAATGGGACTTGCTTCTGAAAAGTTTGCACAGTATAAAGAGATGGCAGAATTCTTGTCAACTCGTCGTTATAACGCAGAATCGCTGATTCAATACTATAACGAAGTATTCCCACATCGTGAGCAGCGTACTGTTTCAGCGTTCGATGATTTATCACGTACAGCTCAGTTAGCAGCTTCCAACATCGAAACTCAGCCTGGTGCAGAGTTTGGTCAAGGAACTTGGTGGCAGGCATTTAACTCTGTTACATATATGACTGACCACATTCAAGGTCGTAGTGCAGAGAGTCGTTTGAATAACCAATGGTTTGGTTACAATCAAGGACGAAAAATTAATGCTGCTAACAAAGCAGTAGAATTTGCGACAGCAGCATGAAAATTATAAATGATAAAAAGAACCCCTCGTTGTTAGGGGTTCTTGAACCTGCTGATCGCATTGATGAATACGAAAAATGGGTAGATAATCTTAATCAAGATCTAAAAGATTCTGGTTACGATCAATATGAGTACAAAGTTGTAAAAAAGAGAGATAAGCTTTACATCAACCGTTTGTAGACTAAATTTAGAGGCTTTTGCCTCTTTTTTTTATTATAAATACACTATATACTTTAGAGGTTCTAACATGCATTCTTTTATAAAATTTTTATCAGAAGGCTTTGGTAATAACGAAGCTGGTGTCTATCATGAAATACTGGTGGGTAAGCATTTATCGAACGGTAAACATATGCACGATCCAAAGGGACGGCCAGGTGAATCATCTAAGGATGCACATGATAAATTAGAAAAAGCAGCTAAAGCACATGGCGGTGATGCACTGGTAAAAGATCATCAGGAAAAAGCTAAAGTAGCAGCTGAAGATATAAAAAGGCAGGTTAAAAAAGCAGGCCATACCATAAAACATGTACATTGGACTTCAAAACCAGGGGACGTAGAGAGAGTAACTGGAGTTAAGTCTTCTCAAAAAGAAGATCCTTCTGATATTATGGTTACAACCCATAAAGGTAAACAGATAGGGATATCTTTGAAGGTATCTAAAAAAACATCTAAGGTTCCTGCTTCGAGTTTAGGGCAGACTTCAGGCGGACGTAAGGCCGCAAGATTAGGAACTGCGCATAAGAAAGCTATTGCAGATAGACATAAAGGTTTAGCAACTACGTCTAATAAACAGAGTAGAAAAGATTGGGCAAAAGAAAATCCTAAAGCTCATGCTGATATCAAAGCCTCTAATAAAAAGTTTCTAGGAGACGTTGCTAAAAAGCAAGCGAGAGAGCTTAATGCTAGGATTCGTGTTGGCCATGTAGACCACGTTATAGATCATATGCGTCAAGTTATGCATGCAAAATCTACTCCGATGCAATCAAAAGGACACGACCATATTAAGCACACGACGTGGCGTTCTTCTAAAGGTGTTCAGACCAAATCAGCAAATCCAGGAAAAGATCATGAACATATATTTGCGGCCATTCGCAAAGAACCTCATAAGCTAAAGATTACTCACACTGCAGGAGGTTCAGTCAACTTTCATCATAACGGTAAAAAGGTAGTAACGCAATCGCACAAATTTGATTCGCAATCAGATCCCTTATCCACGTTAAAAAGTGCTGGACACATAGCTTAATGGCACGCAATCAATACTTAGAACTCATAACACTACAAATAGCAGCCGGCCAAGTACTTAAAACTTCTTCAATAGATAAGTTTGGATACAACAGTGCGCTTGGTAATACTTACGAAACTATTTGGAGTGGCAACAACCGTTACACTTATATAACTACTCCAGGAACAGCTATTGTAACAAGTGGAGATTCAGATGATAATGGTGGAACAGTTCTTATCCAAGGATTAGATGCAGAATATAATGAAATTTCAGAAACTCTTACTGTAGGTGGGCCTGCAGGTTCTGCTGTATTTCACAGAGTGCATAGAGCATCGCTTGCGACAGCAAACACTGGTGATACAAACCAAGGGGCCATCACGGTAACTGTTGATTCAAAGTCAGTGGCAATCATACCAATTGGTTATGGTCAGACACTGATGTGTTTATACACTATCCCGAGAAGAAAAAGAGGTTATCTATTTCAACTAGATATTGGTTGTTCAAAGGATCAGGAGCTAGAAGCTAAAATAGTTGAAAGAAATGGTACAACTAATGTTTGGCAAACAAAGGCGTTTATTACAACCCGTGGTGGGTTTTTAGAAAAGAACTTTAATATTCCTATTGAGATAGATGAGAAACACGACGTCGAAGTTAGAGCAAAGGCAAGTGCCGGATCGGCTGCAGTTAGCGCAGGATTTGAACTTGTATTGGTGGACAAATGAGTTTTAAAGAATACATAACTGAACAAAAGAATACGCATATGACCCACATAGAAGACAAAGTCATCTATGGCGGAGTTAAAGGTACGAGACAAGCAATTATGGCTTTACGTGAATTGAGAGATATGCTAAAAGGAGAACATAATGGATCTGTCAGTGTTAAGTGGGACGGAGCACCTGCCATCTTTGCTGGCGTTGATCCCCGCGATGGCAATTTCTTTATTGCTAAGAAGGGAATCTTCAATAAGAATCCTAAGGTTTATAAGTCTGATGCTGACGTGGACGCTGACACTTCTGGTGATCTTGCAGTTAAACTTAAGCTGGCTCTTAAGCACCTTCCGTCTTTAGGAATTAAAGGTGTAATACAAGGTGACTTCTTATTTAGCCCAGGAGACGTAAAAACCAAAAAGATTAAAGGGCAAGCATACGTTACATTTCATCCTAATACTATAGTCTATGCTTTACCAGCCGATTCTGCAGGTGCAAAAGCTGTTAAGTCTTCTAAAATCGGAATTGTGTGGCATACAACTTATACTGGTAGAACTTTTGAAGCAATGAAAGCTTCTTATGGAGTTGATGTTTCGAAGCTTAATTCATCTAAAACGGTGTGGTCACAAGACGCAATGCTTAGAGATCTAACAAAAGCCACAATGAGTAAGAAAGATACTGAATTGGTAAATGAGTACCTTTCTCAGGCTGGATTTATTTTTAACAAAATTGCGGGATCCACTTTACGTCAGCTGGAGTCTAATCAACAGCTAGCACAACTTGTAGAACAATTTAATAATACTTATGTTAGAGATGGTAAAGTTATCACTGATACCAATAAGCATGTAGCACTTCTTATTTCTTGGATTAATAAGAGGTATAAAAAAGAGATAGATAAGAGGAAGTCAGTTAAAGGTAAAGCAACTCAACAAGATAAATTAGATAGTATTCTATCGTTTTTCTCAGAAAAAAATAGAAATAGTTTAAAATATATGTTCGATTTGCAAAAAGTCTTGGTTTTAGCGAAATTAAAACTTATAAATAACCTTAACAAACTTGGTAATATTGATACCTTCGTAAAAACAAGTAAAGGTTATAAAGTAACCGGAGCTGAAGGTTATGTAGCAATTGACAAAATAGGCGGTGATGCAGTGAAAATTGTTGATCGTATGGAATTTTCATACAACAACTTTTCACCAGATATATTAAAAGGATGGGATAAGCCAGCAAGGAACTAAAATGGCAGTAGGATTTAAAGATTTTCTAACAGTTGATTATACGCAAACTGGCGATGGGCAACTAGCACGTAATGCTAAAAAGCGTAAAATGGATACACCAACAGGTAATACAGCTGAAACTGTAGAGCCAGCTGATGAAGCATTGAATATGCAGCAAAGGCGAAAAAGAGCTATTCAAATGAAGAAGTTTGCAGCACGACTTAAAATAGGTCGTAAAAAAGCTTCTATGAAAATAGCAACAGGCCCGGTTCTTGCAAGAAGAGCGCGTAAGGCTGCTAGAAATGCTATGGCCAAAAAGATGACTAAAGGTATAGCTAAAGTAGATCTTACCCCCGCAAGAAAGCAAGAGATTGAAAAAAGGTTGGATAAAATGCAGCCTAGAGTCAATCGTTTAGCCAAACGCTTGCTCCCAAAAATACGTAAAGCAGAAATATCTAAAAAGCGCGGGTGACATCTATATGATTAATAAGTTTAGCCAATTTCTTGTTGAAGAAGAAAAGTCTATTTATTTTACGTTTGGTAGAATGAATCCTCCTACTATTGGCCATGGAAAATTACTAGATGCTCTTGCCTCGAAAGCAGGACGTAGTCCTTATCGTGTGTATGTATCTCAATCGCAAGATAAGAAAAAAAACCCATTACAATATAAAGATAAAATAAAACATGCTAGAAAAATGTTTCCTAAGCATGCTAGATCTATTGTATCAAATAAAAAAGTAAAAACTATTATTGATGTTTTGGCAACACTTTATGATGAAGGCTACCGTAATGTTTCTGTCGTCGTTGGCGCAGATAGACTTTCAGAATTTGATATACTATTAAATAAGTATAACGGTAAAAAGGGTAGGCATGGTTTTTATAACTTCAATAAAATTGATATAGTATCGGCCGGACAAAGAGATCCAGACGCTGAAGGGGCAGAAGGCGCTTCTGCTACTAAGCAAAGGCATGCAGCAAGTGAAGATGATTTTGTTTCATTTGCGCAAGGTCTTCCAAAGGCTATGTCTAATCCAGAAGCTAAAAAGTTATTTAATGATGTACGTAAAGGGATGGGCTTAAAAGAGGCCAAAGAGTTTAAAAACCATATTCAGTTAGATCCTGTATCAGACATAAGAGAAGCATATCTTAGAGATGATATATTCAAAACTGGCGAAGAAGTGGTAATGACAAGAAACGGTATTGTTGGAAATATTAAGTATCTTGGCACTAATTATTTAATCATCGAATCGAAGGGTGAGACCTGGAGATGTTGGTTAAATGACGTATCTAAAGTTAACCCGAACGATATTCCCCCTAAACACGCTACTGCAGATTTTGGCGCGACACCCGAAGATGGTCCGTACAGAAATATGATTAGTGAAGAACGTCAGCCAGATTGGGGGACACCCGAGTCTGTAACCAAAGCAAAAGCAATGACTCCAGGCCAAGCCGACGAAGCTTGTTGGGATACTCATAAACAAATTGGTACGAAGAAGAAGGGAAACAAGATGGTTCCTAATTGCGTACCAAAAGAGTCTCAAGACCAAGATATAAAAGATCGGCCAGGTTCTCAGCCTAAAAAATATCATGTAGGTTTGAGTAAAGCTCAAAAAATATCTAGAGACAGGCAGTTTAAAAAACAAGCTAATATGTCTGATAAAGATCCAGGTGCATACAAACCTGCAGCAGGTGACGCCACAGCTAAAACAAAAACTTCAAAACACACTCTAAAATTTAGAAAAATGTTTGGTGAATCTTTAGCCACTACAGCAGCTAAAGATAAGATAAGTAGAGAAAAAGAAGCTGATAAAAAGAAACACGATAGAATGCTAGACCGTGCACGCTTAAAAGATGTAAAGGTAGCTAATATGAAAGAATATGGCGGGCCTCCGATCTCTAGAGCAGAATACTTAAAGCAAAAGCCAATGAAAGGGCCTAAGAATGGTTAGATTCGGCGCATACATTGCAGAAGATGCAACGGCTGGTTTAAAGAAAAAAGCCGAGAAATCAGGAATGCCATTGAGCGTTCTTCGTTCAGTTTATAATAGAGGTGTGGCCGCATGGAAAACCGGTCATAGACCTGGTACGACTCCACAGCAATGGGGTTTTGCAAGAGTAAATTCATTTGTTACCAAATCATCTGGTACATGGGGAAAAGCAGACAAAGATCTAGCAGCGAAAGTAAGAGGCAAGTAAATGACCGTAAAATCAGCAGATAAAAAACCTGAAAAATATGTAGGACCTGATGGAAAACCAAAGATTCGTATGGTTTCTGTAGATAAAGAAGTTGTGAAGAATGAAGCATACGATGAGCCACAAGGCCAAGCAAAACGTATAGCGTCTCCATTACAAAAGGCTCGCATGGATAAAGAAAAAGCTGATCGCGATCGGGAGGGTAAACTAAAATCAGAAGGTAAAACTTTTGACCAAATTCGCAATGAAGCTTATTCTATGAAAGAAATGGTATGCGAATCTTGCGGTGATACATATGGTAAACCTACAAACGAAACCTGCATGTATGATGCTTATGATATGGCCGGAGAAAATTGGTGCAGCAGAAAAGAATATATTGCGGCTCAAAAGAAAAATGAAGCTAACACATATGTAGGTCAACGTGACAAAATGAAAATCATCGATCGTAAGCCTCACCCCGATGGTGGTCATATTGTGACTCTGCAAACACAAGCTGGTAAAACTATTAAGCGCCATTTAAAGAATGGTAAAGTCAAAGACATGAACGAAGCAAAACTGATGTCGGATGAAGATGTTGCCAAAATGGTTGCTAAAAGATTAGATAATAGGAGAAATGCGGACAGCTATGACCAAATTGCAGTGATTAAAGATATTATGAATAAATCACCAAAGCAAAAAAGTCTTGCTACCGATAGAGAATTTATTGATGACGTCTTAGACATTCTATTCAAGAAATATAGATTCAGATCAAACCAGAGAAGAGAATCTGTTGAACTTGATGAAGCAAAGTTTTCGCCTAAACACGTCAAAATGGCAATAGGTATTGCATCCGATAAAAGATATAAGGGCGGCAATATGACTGGCGCTGTAAAAGCAATGGACAAAATGAAACCTGGCATTTCGAATCATCCACAAGTTTCTGCTGTTTTGAAAAGACAAAATGAAGATATGAATGAAGAAACTCTCGATGAGTTAACAGCAGCCGAAAAGAAACTTGTCAATCAAATGTATGACAAAAAAGGTAACCTTACTCCACTAGGTAAAAGGGTTATGGATCATGGCAAAAAAGCAGCAGGCATCAAAGAAACATTTGGTCGTGCACGGTTTGCTCAACAGCTAAAGAAAAAGGGCGTTGATGTAAGTAAGTTGCATAATCAAAATGTTAAAGATGCTGCAGCGGCAAAAGAACGCCAAAAAGCAGCACAAACAGACTATGATAACTTTAAGAATAAAAAAGAATCGGTTGATGAAGTATTAGATACACCAAAAGCAATGGATAGTTATCATAACAAAGCTAAAGCTCAAAGTGATCGTGCACGTAACTCTGCAACTGCAAAGATTGTAAGAGGAAATAAAGACATCTCAAAAGAAAAAGATGTTATTCGCAAGCGCGAAAAAGGTATGGACATGGCTACGAACGTGAGAGCCAAGCAGTTTCGTAAATCAATTGGCAGAGGTTATAGCGGAGAAGCTACTATCCCTGATGGTCAGACAGCGCTTACTAAAAGAGACCCTATCAAGAAAAATGATATGGATAAACTATCTGCAATTCGTAAAATGCTAGACAGAGAAAAGGCTATTAAGAAATAAAATGATTAGTAAGAAATGTAAACTGCATCTAGAAGAAGCAAATATGACAAGATGGCAGCACTTTAAGCATGCTTGTCATATTAGTTGGAGACTTGAAAAAGCAGCATGGGCTGTATTTTTGCATGCCTTTGTTCCTAGATGGTTTACATCTACTGCTACAGATACTTGCAAAGATATAGTTAAGAGTGCTAAAAAATGATAGGTTTTAAGAGGTTCGTATCAGAAAAAAAATCTGAGACTTGGGAAGCCGGCTATAAGCGCCGTGTTATTAAGACTACAGATGCCGACCATAAAGCTGACGGGTATAATTGGAGAATCAAAGGTAAGGAACGTCCTGAGATTTCTATCAAGTTATATAAGTCTAAGCCTGATCAGGCAGAATTTAATAAGCAGATGCAAAGAGTAGCGGGGCACGAGTTCGGTGGATAAATTTAAGACATTCTACGAGAAAAAAGATCCTAGACTAGCAAAGGCTGGTGTATCAGGTTTTAATAAAGCAAAGGGAACACCTAGCCATCCAACTAAATCTCATATTGTAGTAGCTAAAGATGGTGATAAAGTAAAAACAATTAGGTTTGGCCAACAGGGCGCTAGTACTGCAGGTGATCCAAAGGCTGGTGAATCGGCAAAAATGAAGGCAAAAAGAAAATCGTTTAAAGCACGTCATGGTAAAAACATTGCTAAAGGTAAAATGTCAGCAGCTTATTGGGCTGATAAAGTAAAGTGGTAAATAGTATAAATAGTGTAAATAAAAGAATTGGAGCGGGCTGATGCCTACTACAAAAAATACAGACGTCTCAGACGCGCGGCTCGAACGAATAGAGGATAAAATGGATAAGATGGCCGAAGCTTTGGTTAGTCTAGCCAGATTTGAAGAAAAGATGGAAGCGTATAATAAGTATCGCGAAGATTCTTGGGATAGAATGAATAAGTTCAGTGAAAAGCTTGATAGAATAGAAGATCAAGTAAAAGATAATGCACACACTGTGCACGTAATTAACAAGTTGTTCTGGATAGCTATAGCTGTAGGCGCCAGTGCAATCGCAGCCCAGATATGGATGTAAGGAAACACAATGAATAAACACACAATTAGCAAAATGGCTGCGGCGTTGCAACAAGTCGCAGAAAGTAAACTTAACGAATTTGAGATCCCGGAAACTATTCAAGCTGCAGAACGCACTGCGTTTCACGGCGCGGCCGCTGGTGCTCATAAAGCTGGTAAATCTCATTTTAATTTTTCTGGTAAAAAATACCCAGTTACTATGAAAAAAGATACAGCAAATGCTATTGCTGACCAAAAAGAAAACAAGGGCGAAGAAGAAGTGGTAATGAATCCTAAAAAGGATAAGAAAGATAAAAAAGATCCCAATGTAGAAGCTGAAATGGCTACTGAAGAAACAGTAAACGAGCTTGATAAAAAGACTCTAGGCTCTTATATTAAAAAAGCAGGAGTTGATAGAGAAGTCCAGAAAGCCAAAGCTGCTCGTCATGCGGATGCTGGTGATATGGCTGATAAAGATAAAGACATGTATAAGCATTATGCTAAGTCTCAACGTGCTACGGATAAATCTAACAATCGTGTAAAGGGTATTAACAAAGCTGTGGATAAGCTTACTGCTAGCTATAAGAGTGAAAATAGTAAGGCGTCTTTAATGAAGAAGATTGCAAAAGCAGCTGCCACTACAGAAAAGGGTAAAGCTGCAGTAACACTTCCAAAGGCTCCTTTTGAAATTCCGAAAAAGGAATCAGTAGAATGGCCAGTATATTCTCGTATTATGGAAAAGCGTGCTGATCACTATAAGAGCGCCACAGCTCCTGAAGATTGGAACGAAAAAGAAAAAAATAATGCCGGTTCTATGAAAATGAAAGCTGATATGAAAGCGAATAGTCCAGACGTTATTGATATAGAAAAAGATGGACATGATGATGCATCTAAAGCAGCAAGATCAGGGCCTGCTACAAAGGCTAGATCTAATGATAATAAAGCTGGTGATAAAAAAATAATCAATCCAGCTAAAGGTGTAGTAACTAAAGAAACCTAAGGAGATTTATATATGGCTATGATTAAACCACCTGCATGGTGTGCTGACGCGATTCCAGGTAAAAACGGTTGGACTGATGCCAAAACTGGAGAAGTTTATCAGTCTAATCGTTTTACTAAAGCTCAGATTGATGAATTTATGGGAGTATCTACACCTCCTGCTAAAGTTCAAAAGCCTGTACTAGAAGATTTAACAGATCTTATTACTGAAGGCAAAATTCGTGCAGCTGAAATTGAAATGGAAAAAGACTTAGAGTATACTAAGGATCCAGATGATATATCTAATATGAATAAAAAAGAACTAGAAAAACTAGCTCGTGAGCATGGAGTTGAACTCGATCGTCGTAAATCTAAAAAAGCACTACTTACACAGCTTCGATCTATTCTAAAATAAAGATTAATGAAATTATTTGATAAACTGAGTGAGGACAATTTTGTCTTGTACGCAGCAAGACATTATTATAAACCCAATGTCATTGACGCTGAAGAATTCTATGATGATTTAAAAAGATTTATTTATCTTAGAAGATTGCTTAAAAAATATTATGGAGGCGGCGAGCTATCAGAAAGATTGATACTAAATCATATAATAGTTATTTTTAACTTATTTGATGTTGAGGCCTCGCTGAAAATGTTAGACTATCAAATAGAAAATAAGTATTGGCCTATAGTAAAACCGTTTTTAGTATATTTAAGGCATATCCATAATAATCAGTATACGCAAATTGATATGGATAAAGAAGTAATAGAGAGACTAAGGAAAATATAATGGGTATTATAAAAAGAGCTGGTGACTTAGTTTACACCTTTAGATTTCTTAGATTGCTGACAACTGCCTTCGAAGATACAGAAGCTTATAAGCTTGGTATTATAGATAAGGATGGTAAAAGAATTAAAAGCTATGATCTCGATAATATGGAAAAACGAGATGACTATAGAAACTACTTTACGCCGTTCCATCGATTAGTTTTTAATATTAAAAAGTTAATGGCCAAAGTACCAGGCGGAAAAACCAAGTTTGCATCATATGCAGCTGCTCTTTTTTTATTGAAAGAAAAGTATAGTATAACTGATAAACAAATTAAAGAGGGAATGCTTCATTTTGGTATCGACACTCTAGATTTTTTAGACGAGCAAAGTGACTGGTTTGTTCTGGAGGATACAAGTCTATCTCCTGGAATTTACAAAGTTTTAAACTCTAAAGTTTTAAATGATACTATGTCTGAAATGGTTATGCCACGAGATAAAATACGAGTTAACGATAAATGCTATCCTATAGGTGAAATGTTTGGAATAAATATATACGAAGCTACTCATATAAGAACTAATTCTAAAATATATGTTTCAGTTGGTGAATTAGCCAGATGACACCTAAATGGAAAAAAGCTGGGCCCAACGGTGAACAAGAAATAAAATTTCCTACCGGTCGTAAATTCCTTGTTGAAAAACAGTTGGACGCAAATTTGCGACATAGGGGAGAGTGGAAAGTAATGGAGTGGGATGCTCGTACTAATGATTGGGAATGGGGCGACACGTATAGTCCTAAAGGATATGCCAAAGAAATGGTAATGAAAATGGGTCAATACGATAAAAGAGGTAAAAAGGTGGCAGACTATTCAAAAACATTTAAGTTCGAATCTGTAGATGAAGAAGTCACTACTACAGCTGATGCTGGCATACCTCACGATACAAAGGATATGGGCCCAAGTAGATTACCTACGAATATATTGCGTAGGGATATTGGGCGGCCTATTAACGTTACTGATAGGCGGCGGAGAAAGGATAAGACTCCTAGAATATTAAAAAAGTTTAGGAAATATATAGATGGCTAAATTATATTTAATTATTATTGTAGTAAGCTTATTAAGCGGCGTCGGTTATGGCGGATATAACTATTATATCTGGTCAGAAGCTACAATAGGGACTTTAAGAGAGAATAATGTAAAACTTAAAACTGCAACAGAAACGCTACAAGATACTATTGTACAGATTGAAGCTAATGCAGAAAAAAATGAAGAACTAAATAAAAATTTAACAAAACAACTGCAACAATCTCAGCAACACTTAGATAAACTCAGAGGTGTATTTGCTAAGATAGATTTGACTATGGAGGCGTTAACAAATGCACAAGGACTTGAAGACAGAGTTGACCGGGCGGTCGGCAGATTACTCGAAAAAATTGAATCTGAAACTACTCCTGCCAGCGATGAGCCTGATGCTCCTGACGGGGTGTCTGGGAGGTAGAGCACCCGAGACTGAAGTAGTACTTCAAACAGAATATTCTAAACAAAACGTTCCTATTCAAGAACGTCCTAAAGCTGTACAGTTTCCTCCTGTCGATTGGTATGTGGTAACTGAAGAAAATTTAGACGAAAAACTAGCAGAGCTTGAGGCCAAGACTGGCAATGTAGTATTCTTTGCAATTACTCCGAAGGGGTATGAAAACCTGGCGTTAGGTATTGCTGAAATGCGTAGATATATAAAAGATACTCAAGCTATTATTGGATATTATGAAGAAGCGCTGACTGAAGAAGCTCCAGAAGCACCTGTAAATCAAAATACAGAATAGATCTATCCACTCCAAAAAACTCTTAATTTATTATACACGGATTTCCAGGTTTGTAAACCCATAAAACGCATAAAAAAATAATATTTTTATTTTAAATATTACTCTTTTTGCCGTTTCCAATTCCGTGAAAATGATATATAATCCTACCAATAAAATAAATTATTACACACCCGTGCAAAGATACGCTTTGCGCGTACAATGTTTCTTTCCAAAACCGAGGTTATCATATGCTAAAAGTAGTTACTAATTCCCAAGATATTAATACCAGACATCTAATGTCACAAACAAAATTTTACGAAGGCTATAGTAGATGGAGTGATGATGAATCCAGATACGAAACTTGGGAAGAATCAGTATCGCGTGTTATGGACATGCATAGAGACACTTACAGCGATAAGATGTCAGAGGATTTAGAACTACTAATTAATGAAGCAGAAGCGTCTTATAAACTTAAGTACGCGTTAGGAGCTCAACGTGCTTTACAGTTCGGTGGAGAGCAGCTTAAAAAGCACCAGATGAGAATGTACAACTGTACTTCTTCTTATGCAGATAGAGCAGCTTTTTTCGGTGAGTTGTTTTATATCTTGTTATGCGGCGCAGGTGCTGGTTTCTCAGTGCAAACTCACCACATTGATAAGCTGCCAAACGTTGCTGAAAGAAAGAAGCAAGCAAAAGGTTATGTGGTAGAAGATTCTATTGAAGGTTGGGCAGATTCATTAGCTGTTCTTATGTCTTCGTTCTTTGCAGACAAAAGCACTCATCCTGAGTTTGCAGGTCGTAAAGTTTATTTTGATCTAAGTCATGTTCGCCCTAAAGGAGCTAAAATTAACGGTGGTTTTAAAGCGCCTGGTCCAGAGCCACTACGGCGTGCACTCGATAAAATCGAACACATGTTACAAGGTATAGTTCTTACAGGCCGTGACCGCTTAAAACCTATTGAAGTATATGACATTTGTATGCATGCTGCGGACGCTGTGTTAGCCGGTGGTGTACGTAGGTCTGCAACTATATGTTTGTTCTCATCTGATGATCAGGAGATGATTAATGCTAAAACAGGGAATTGGTTTATCGATAACCCTCAAAGGGGCAGAAGCAATAATTCAGCTGTTATCGTCAGATCCGAAATTACTCGTGAAGATTTTAAGAAAATCATGGGATCAATCAAAGAGTTCGGAGAGCCTGGATTCTACTTTGTCGAAAACAGAGACTTTACGACTAATCCGTGTGTTGAGATTGGTATGTATCCGCAAATTGATGGAGAGTCAGGTTGGCAGGGATGTAACCTCACAGAAATCAATGGAGGAAAATGCACATCGAAAGAGGAGTTCTTTAAAGCCTGCCGAGCAGGAGCAATTATGGGAACACTCCAAGCAGGATATACAAACTTTAAATATCTCGGAGAAACCAGCCAGCGTATCTTTGAAAGAGAAGCTTTACTTGGCGTCTCAGTCACAGGATGGATGAATAACCCTGAAGTTTTGCTTGATAGTGATATTCAGAAACAAGGCGCAGAGATAGTAAAAGCAGTTAATAAAGAAGTTGCTGATTTAATTGGTATTAATCCAGCAGCTAGAACAACCTGTGTTAAGCCCTCAGGTAATGCTTCAGTGCTGCTGCAGACTGCCTCAGGCATCCACGCTGAGCATGCACCAATGTATCTGCGCCACATTCAGTTAAATAAGGAATCCGAAGTTGCGCAGCTTATTGCTAAAACAAATCCATACATGGTTGAAGAGTCTGTATGGTCAGCTAGTAACACTGATTATTGTGTAGGTTTTCCTGTAATATCACCAGAAGGGTCTCTTTATAAAGAAGACTTGTACGGAACAGAGCTTCTCGAAAAAGTAAAAATGGTTCAGCAGAACTGGGTAGAAGCTGGAACAAATGAAGATCTATGTGCCGACTCTCGTATTAGGCATAACGTATCAAATACTGTAACCGTACTTCCGCACATGTGGCCGCAAGTAGAAGATTATGTTTTTGATAATAGAGACGCATTTGCTGGTATTAGCTTCTTGGCAGGGTCTGGCGATAAAGATTTTGCTCAAGCTCCTATGACAGAAGTATTATCGCAGGATCAGATCGTAGAAAAATACGGTAAGGCTGCGCTGTTTGCTTCTGGATTAATTGTAGATACTCGTAAGTGTGGATTTAGAGATTTGTGGGAAGCTACCTCAACTGCTCAAATGCCAGAAGAGTACCTCGGTGAAGTATCAGATATTAGAGCGGAATGGATTCGGCGCTTTAATAAATTCGCTGATAACTATTTTATGGGAGATCCTAAAGAAACTGAGTACTGCTTGAAAGATGTATTCCTTCTACACAAATGGACAAAAATTCAGCAGAACTTTGAAGGTGTTGATTTTGTAGCTCAGCTCAATGAGAAGAGATTTACGGATATCGACACAATGGGTGCTATTGCCTGTCAAGGTGGCGCATGTGAAATTTCTTTCTAGTATAGATACTATCGACTATAAGGAGAAAAAATGGAAGAAGAGTATTGGACAGAATGTATAGCCTGCGACACTGAGTCCCAGGTCTTAGTAATCGATAGCGAGGAAACACCTCAGTATTGTCCTCTTTGCGGTTCTCCAATGGATTTTGAAACAGTTGAAGATGATTAAGCGGAGACAACGCAATCTGGTACTATAAAGAAAATGAATTTAACGAAACCCCTGAGGAATATCAGGGGTTCGTTTACCAAATAACAGAAAAAGATACCGGTATGAAATATATTGGAAAAAAGTTTTTCTGGAAACCTAAAACTTTACCTAAAAACTCAAAGAGAAAACGCCGTGTTAGAACAAGAGTAGAATCTGACTGGCGTAAGTATTATGGATCGAGCAAAGAAGTAAAGCTTTTAGTAGAAGAAAAAGGACCTGATAATTACCACAGAGAAATATTAAAACTGTGTAAAACCAAGGGCCAGTGTAATTACTATGAGATGAGATACCAATTTAGATATGACGTTCTTCTTAAGCCAGAAGAATATTATAACGCTTTTATTGGAGGAAAAATTCATAGAAAGCATATTTTAAGTGTACATTGTGCAGAAGACGTGTTAGAATAGTTTTATGTAACCGGAGATTATTATGATTATTATTGATTATTCTGCAATTGCTATCAGCAACATTGTAACACAGAAATTAGACATTCAGGAGGATATGATTCGTCATATGATCCTTAATTCAATCCGCATGTATCGTGCAAAGTTTAAAGATAAATTTGGTGAAGTTATTATGACTGGTGATGCTGGTAATAACTGGAGATACAATGAGTTTCCTCAGTATAAAGCTGCACGTAAGAAAAATCGTAAAGAATCTAAAATGGATTGGCAAGAAGCCTTTCGGATTATCAATCTGGTTTGGGAAGAACTTGGTGAGCATTTCCCATATAAAACTATTAAGATTGATGGCTGTGAAGCTGATGATGTGATTGGAGTTCTTGTAGAACAGACACAAGAATTTGGCCAACACGAAGAGGTAATGATTATTTCTGCTGATAAAGATTTCGCTCAGCTTCAGAAATATGGAAACGTTTCTCAGTTTTCTCCAATGACAAAAAAGTTTATTAAAGAAGACCATCCAAGAAAGCAGTTGCTTGAGCTTATACTAAAGGGCGATACGTCTGACGGCGTTCCAAATGTATTAAGCGATGACAACGTGTTCGTAAACGGTGTACGCCAGACCCCATTACGAAAACCTATTATTGAGGCACTTATGCAGGATCCAAATTCTCAAGGTGAAAATGTATTACGTAATATACAGCGTAATAGAATTCTTATTGATCTTGAATCTACACCTCAAGTACTAAAAGAAAAAATTATATATAGTTATGACAACCAAAATAAAGCAAACAATAGAGGAAAGGTATTCCCCTATCTTGTTGACAAACGATGTCGTAGATTATTAGAAGACGTAAAGGACTTCATTTGATATGGTAAATAAACCACGCGTACCTTATTGCTTTGAAATTTTAGAAAAAGTTTCGAAAGCAAAATCTAAAATAGATAAAATTGCTATATTGCAAGAACAGCGAAACAACTGGCCTCTTCAAGATATTTTAAGAGGAACTTTTGATGATACTGTCCAATGGCTTCTGCCTTCTGGATCTGTACCATACGAACCAGCTGAAACTCTATCGCACGCATCTGATTGGACCTCAAATAATAAGAAGCTGGCTTACTTTGTAAAAGGTGGCCCAGGCGAAAAAGTCATGCGGGCAAAAAGAGAAAAAATGTTTTTAGATATTCTCGAGACTATCCACCCTCGAGATGCAGAATTATTAGTCGGTATGATTAATAAGAAGATACCCTTAAAGGGTATAACTAAGAAATTAATACAGGAGGCATATCCGAAGTTAATTCTTAAATAACTAAACAGGAGAATTTAGAATTTATGAGTAAAATCCAACTTGATAGACTACAAAACGATTTACTAGAATTAAATAACTATATAGAAAGGGTTAAAATGAAGAACAATGAGGACCTATTATCTAAGTTAAAACGAAAACGTGAATTCTTAAAATCAAGATTGGAACCAGTTTCATAAAAGAAAGGATGGGGGCGAAAGCCCCCAATATCTAAGATGCCATCATATACAATGATCAATAAAGAAACGGGTGAGGAACATGATATGGTTCTATCGCTCGCAGAACGAGAAGAGTTTCTAGCTGATGATAAGTGGGAGCAAAAGTTATCTACAGCAAAATTTGTAGCAGATACTACTAGCACTCTACGCAGAGCTGGAAGCGAATGGAACAACATGCTGGGTCGTATTAAATCAAACAATCCGAACAGCACAATTAATAATTAGGTTATGCATCGTAAAAAAACAACAAATAATTCTATGACGGTCAGACTGGATGATCTTCTTCAGTTTGACCCTCTCACGCTAAATCAAGAAAAAACTTACAAATCATGGGACGACGGAGATAATTTAGTTCTTACTGGTTCTGCAGGAACTGGTAAAACTTTCATGGCTCTTTATCTGGCATTAGAAGATGTCCTAGATAAAGAAACAGAGCATGACAAACTTGTAGTAATACGTTCTATGGTTCCTACCAGAGATATGGGGTTTTTGCCTGGAACTAAACAAGAAAAAGAAGATGCTTTTACGTTGCCCTATAAAAATATATGTCACGAGTTATTTGGTGACAAATCTTCGTATAATAAAATGATTAGCGCTAATCAAATGCAGTTTGATTCTACATCGTTTATAAGAGGAACTACATACGACAATACTGTTATTGTGGTTGATGAAATGCAAAACTTAAATTTTCATGAACTAGACTCTGTGATTACTCGAGTAGGTAGACACAGCAAGATTATTTTCTGCGGAGACTATAAACAGAGCGATTTTAAATATGATGATGAAAAAGCAGGAATTGTCAAGTTCTTACAAATTGTAGAACAACTCAAGAATTTCACTATAGTTAATTTTGGGTGGGAAGATATCGTAAGATCTGATTTTGTAAGAGACTACATAATGACAAAAGAAATGCTAGGTTATTGATTTTAAACAAAACTTAAACGTGTACATTCCATTAGTTATAGTGTAGAATAGCATTGTAATTAAGGAGAAATATATGATTGATAATTTGAATAAAGTAATCCTCACAGATTGTGATGGAGTCCTAATGAATTGGGAATATGCATTTAATACGTGGATGCAAGCTCATGGTTATGAAATGACTGCAAGCGGTCCAGGCCATTATGATATGGGTGATCGTTACGGACTAACTAACACTGAAAAGAAAGGACTAGTTAAGTTTTTTAATGAATCAGCTGCTATCGGTTTTCTTCCTCCGCTGCGTGATGCTATGTACTATGTCGACTTATTGCATCGTAAGCATGGATATGTCTTTCATATGATTACTTCTCTATCGCTTGATCATAATGCTCAGGCTCTTCGTATTCAAAATACCAAGAAGTTATTTGGAGAAACAGTATTCGAGAAGTTTATATTCTGTGATACCGGTGCTGATAAAGACGAGGTTCTAGAACCTTACAGGGACTCTGGCCTTTTGTGGATAGAAGATAAATTAGAGAACGCTGAGCTAGGTGATAGCCTTGGTTTAGAAAGCATTTTGGTCGAGCATGGCCATAACATGAATAACGAGAAGTTTCCGTTAATGAAAAACTGGAAAGATATATACCATTATATAACTTAAGGAAAGGCAAGATGGCAAAATATTCTAGATATGATCCTCGCAATAAAAAAAATGGTAGACACAAATCAATGTCTCTACAGAAAGATCCTCGAATAAAAGAATTTAGCGAAGGACCAAGCCGACACATGATTAATGAAGTAATGTTCGATAATGAAAGCGATAATGACGAGTATGAAAACCAAGATCTCAAAGGCTGATATTTTTACTATTTTAAATCTTAGAACCCAGTGGGAAGCTATTGTTTATCAAAAAAACTATAGTATGCCAAGTTGCGATAGCGATGTACGTAGTTTAGAGAATTTCGTGAAAGACGGCCATAAAAGTAATAGATTCAAAGAAGGCTTTAGTGAGGCTATGAGTCTAGCCAAAAAAATTTTAGAGAGTTATGAAAATGAAAAAACTAATTTATCAAGTCTACATCGGAAAGCGCTCGAAACTCTATGATCATTGTGTTCAGTCAGTAGCAGAATACTGTAAGGCGCATGGTATTGCACATGAAGTGCAAAGAAACCCCATACTTATGATTAAGCCTGACGTGTTTTCTACGAATCGTAGTCGTGAGTCATATGAAAAATATGGTGGGTACCTACCGATTTATGAAAAAGAAAATGCATTTTCATATCTTAAGACTTATGACCAGGTGGCAATAGTAGATGCTGACGTGTGGATTCGTCCTGGTGCACCAAATATCTTTGATGACTTAGAACCACAGTACGATTTTGGTGGCGTGGTTGAACGTGAGATGCCTATTACAAAACAGTACCAAGGTAAAATCACAAACTACTCACGCATGCAGTATCAAACAATTAAGAAAGTAGATTGGAAGTGGAACAATCTTGGTGCCGAGTTCATGAACATGGGCATTATGGTTATGAATCAAAAAATCCAAGAATACCTAAGGGGTCAAACGCCGGCTCAGTTTCTTCGTCGTTCTGAGTTTAAACCTTTCGTTGATGGTATGGGCGCTTGGAAATGGTCTACTGACCAGACACTTTTAAATACGTGGATCCGTGAAGAAAACATGAAGATTAAAAATATGGATTGGAAGTGGAACGGTTTGTTTACTGCAAATACACGTATTAAAGAATGTCACTTTGTTCACTTCTTTCTTAAGGATAAACTCCCAAATAGGGGTGAAGATGTGAATGAACTTATGAAAGCAATAGAATGAATGTCATTTTCCAATATTGGTTAGATAAAAATGACATGCATGTTGGTAAAAACCATGATTTTTATAATTATGTTGATAAAGTTGTTGATATAAGTAAAAACTATTTTAAAGAGTATGCTGATGTACATAATGCAGAATATTTTTTTTCTAATGAAAGAACAGTAAAAACCAAATCTAATTACTTTGAAGCTTGTAGAATTTACTTAGACCCATATTTTGATAAATTTGACAAATTGTTATTTGTTGATATCGATGTTATACCTAAAAATATGAAAGAAAATATTTTTAATTTAGATGTTAAAGATGTGGCAGGTTGGCCTGAACACAATCACCCTGCCAGAAAAGATCCAAACGGATGGAGACTTTCCGTTCCATTAGAAAACCGTTTTAAAAAGTTTGGTGCTCCTATTATAAAACCTAAAACTGTAGAAAATAGTATTAGAATTATTAATACAGGCGTTATGATATGGTCTAGAGATGCCAGAATAAAAGCTAGAAAATTATTTGATAGTCATGAAGACTATTTTAATTATAATAATCCATTTTTAGATAAAACTCTTAAAAATGTAGGACATTCTTCACATTGCTATGACCAACCATTCTTAAATGTAATGTTTAATAAGTATAATTTTGATGTTAAAGAACTAGGAATAGAATGGAATAGAACACCAACAAGGGATGAAGATTATCCTTGTAATTTTGCTCATTATACGGGCAATAATAAGAAAAAAATTATAGAATTATACGGGTAATTAATTATGAATCATGCAATAGTTTGTGTATCAATTGGTAAAAGACCTTGGACAAAATATACCTTTAGTGCAATGGAAAGATATGCTAAAAATATTAATAGCGATTTTATTGTAGAAAGTGAATGTAATTATGAATCTATAAATAATTTTGAAAATAAATTTATAAATGTGGGAAGACCAAATAAAAAAGGTTATATTGCTAAAGCTTTAGTTGTAGAAAAATACTTAAAAAAATATGATAGAATAGCTGTTATAGATGATTCATATATAATTAAGTCTAAAGCAGATAATCTATTTCAATTAATACCAGAAGGTTACTTAGGATTTAATCCAGAATTACATATGAATCTAAAAAAAGGAATGCCAACGCCATCCAGTAATGTTTCATTTGAATCTATAAAAAAATATATAAAAGAAAATAATCTAATGGAGGTATATTATGATTGGACCAAATACGCGAATAGCAGTTTAGTTTTATATGATAGATCACATATAGAATATTTTTCACAAGATCATATTTTTAATAATTTAAATCTTTTTAATTGTAGACAGCCACACCAAAGTTTTTTATATTATACGTGTGCAAAATTTAATATAAAACAAAAAGAAATACCTCAAAGCTTTCACGTTATACCCGGAATATGGGAAAAATTGCAAAGAGAAAGAAGTGGTTTTACCTCAGGCAAATCTTATATAAATTTAGATGGAGTGAATGGTGTTCATTATACAGGAACTTATAGACATAGAGAATCATTACTTAAGGAGGCTCATGATTTATGGATAAACAATTAATCTTAGATGCTATATCAAATAATAAGCAAATGGAAAGACACGAATACGAATTTATAGCTTCTCATTTAGGAAGTAAAAGTTTTCTTGTTTTTGGAACAGGCAAAGATACAGACTATTGGAGAATTTGTAATAATAGTGGAATAACTTACTTTCTTGAAGATGACGATAGATGGATGCAAAATGAAAAAGATGTAATTAAAGTAAATTATAAAACTAAAAGATTTGAATATCAACAGCTGTTGGATGAGTTTAAAGAGCATAACTATAAAAATTTAGAAATGATTCTTCCTAATAAAATAACTAAAACTGCATGGGATGTTATATTAGTAGATGCTCCACAAGGTTCTAAGGATAGCGCGCCAGGAAGAATGCAAAGTATATTCACTGCTTGGAAATTAGCAGATAAATCTACTACTGTCTTTATACACGATTGTAATAGAGAAGTTGAAAAATTGTACACTAATGAATTATTTTCAGAATCTAAGTTCGTGAAAAATTCTAAAACATTGAAAGTTGCTAAAAAATGATATTTTCAGAAATATTTTTAGAGTAAAAAAATGAAAACATATGCTATAGTAATTAAAGACCACGATATTTCTGAATATGGGTTTAATGGATTGCTCGCAAGCTCTTTTAAAGTCGACAACAACTTTGAAATTAATAGGTTTGATGCTATTATTCCAAGCCAAGTTGATGCTCTTTTATTAAAACAAAAGTTACGGTGGAACTATCCTTGGAAAGGTGAAGTAACTGATTTCGCAACAGGTCTAACTAAAAGAGCATATGTAACGGCCAGACCTAAAGCCAGGATAGCTACAGCGCTAAGTCACTACTCCTTATGGTTAGAAGCAGCCACGCTTAATGAAACAATACTAGTATTAGAGCATGACTCTTGTTTTATAAACAAATTAGATATTGATCCAAATGCATGTAAAGGTCAGATCATAGGAATTAATAATCCTCTTGGATGTACAAGAAAATCCAGAGTATATCATCATAAAATTACTAGTAACCAAAATATATTTCAGCTTGCTCCTAAAGTAGATAACGAGAATGTACCTCAGGGATTAGCTGGAAATAGTGCATATATAATTAAACCAAGTGGAGCTATAAAGATGCTTAAGCTTGTAGAAGAATTTGGACTGTGGCCCAATGATGCTATAATGTGTAAACAGCTATTTCCTAATTTATACGTTACGCAGAAATTCTATACTACTATTCAAAATTTAAAGAGTACTACTACACAATGAAAAATTATGTTATTACAATACTTACGAATCGTAAATCTGTTGAATCGGCTGAAAGATGTATAGAATCCGGTAAAAAAAGAGGAATCTCGATTACCAAATGGGGTGCTACTGTTCCTAATACTCTTTTGCCTAGTTTACTTGAAGCATCTGGCATTAAAGAAGAAGGCTTTAAAGAAAAATATTCTAGACTTGAAAATTGTATGGCAGCATTTCACTCTCATTGGTCTTTGTGGAAACACTGCACAGAGATAAAAGAAGAAATTACAATCTTTGAACACGATGCTGTAGTGGTTGATTACATTCCCAATATGGCATTTAATGGATGTATAAGTTTGGGCAAGCCTTCATACGGCAAATTTAATATTCCGCCTCTACTGGGTAAAAACAAGCTAGTTTCTAAAAGATACTTTCCTGGTGCTCACGCATACAGAATTAATCCTTGGGGAGCTCAGCAGCTTATAAATCAAGCTCAAAAGTATGCAAGACCTACCGATGTCTTTCTACACATAGACACCTTTCCCTGGCTTGAAGAATATTATCCCTGGCCTGTAGAAGCAAGAGATACCTTTACTACTATTCAAAAAGAACAAGGTTGCTACGCTAAACATTCATGGAATGAAAATTATGAAATTATATAATAAACTTTTTATAACTGGTTGCGATTCAAATACTAAGTGGATGCTACCATGGTTTAAAGAAAAATTCTATAAGCATATGCCAAATGCGCATCTCGAAGTGTTTGATTTTGACACCAGGTTTTTAGGATGCCAGACATGGTTTAAAAAGCCTTCATCCATGATTGCAGCTTCTGGTATGGCTCGTAGTGTTTGCTGGCTAGATACTGACTGCGAAATCAGATCTAACATTGAAGATATTTTTAACTATGCAGAACATAATAAATTAAGCTTAGTAGAAGATGTTCCGTGGACAAAACGCAGAGGCGAAACGTGGCACAACAGCGGAGTGGTGGTATTTAAAGGACTACCTTCTATTTTAGCAAATTGGGCTAAAGTCTGTAAGATAAAAAGTAGTGAGTCGACTCACCCAATGTATGGTGACCAAGATATACTTCACGAACTAGTTGGCCAAAATTTAAATAGAATTGTAAGCATAATAGATATCCCAAGAGGTTATAACGTACTACGCCTAGATCTATTAGATAATACCAACCCTCCAAATATAAAGGTTATGCACTGGACTGGAGCTAAAGGTAAAGCAGAAATTAAAAAGCAAATGATTAGTGAGACAATTAAATGAGTAAAGTAGCGCATCTTATAGGAAATGGTGATAATGCTTCAATGTATAAACCGGCCAAAGGAATAAAGATAACATGTAATTTGCCTCCGTTTACTGTGCGTAATACTTATGCCACTACAATTGTTGATTTTAAAATGTGTAAGGCTATTACTGAAGGTAGTGTTGTTATACCTGGAGATTGGATTATGGGCTATAGGCCATCTATCTGGTATGATAAAAATGAAGGTAATTTTAAAATGAGATTTGGTTCTCAAATAAGAGAATTCTATAAGGTACTACCTGAGTATGCTAAGAATTACACAAACCTAAATTGCGGCCATTTCGCAGCTCACTATATTGCAAATAAAATAAAAGCTACAGAGATCCATTTGTATGGTTTCGATTCGCTTTTTGATATGAACCTAAGAAGCAGTACAGATTTTGTTCTTAACTCAGACCGCGGTGCAACAAATAACGTCAGATTAAACGATAATTGGAGGCCAATCTGGCAAGGGATTTTTAATGAGTTTAGCGATACACAATTTGTTTTATATCACAAGCACAATAATATTAAATTTAGTGTTCCAAAAAATGTTGAAATAAGAACAAAAAGTTAAAATTAACTGTGTACATTATCTTTCAGATGCTGTAGGATCTGACTATGATGATAGAGTTTGAAAATATACGATCCGTTAAGTTTCAAGATTTAATCTGTGACGTAATGGAGTTTGGACGTAAAAAATTATTTCCGCGCCATAAACACGTTTATATAAATATTATTGCAATGCGCAATAAAGGAGTATATGGCGACTGCATGTATGAAGACGATCGTGACTTCACGATCCGCTTTGATACAACCCTTTCCCAAAAAGAAATCGTAACCACACTTTTGCATGAACTCGTTCATGTTAAACAGTATCTCTATAAAGAAGAGATGGATTATGATCTTCCGTATGAGAAAAGGCCGCATGAAATTGAAGCGCTTGTAAAGGAGAAACAATTAACGGAGGCTTACTATGGCCAAACGTAAAGAAGATCGAATATTTGACAAAGACTGTGGAGATCTAATTGACGACAATATTAATATGACAGTACCATGGTATCTTATGGCTTCATATGCATATTATGAAGAAGATCGTCCTATACTGTCGGATAGCTATTTTGACAGACTAACAAAGAAAATGTTAGAATATTGGGATAATATTGATCATTTCCATAAGGATTGTATAAGTAAAGATATGCTACAAGCTGGTACATTTTTAGGTGAGTACCCAAGTAGAGTAAAATATGGACTTCAAGCATTAAGAGGTAAAGATGGCAGATAGCGATGATCCTTGTGATGACGTAACTGATAGTCCAGCAGAATGGTTAGGTTGGGTAAAAATTAACAAAGAATATAAAAAAGAAGAAGTGGAAACAGTACCGCCTTCATATGCTCGTTTTGAACACGGATAAAAAAATTATAAGCCGTTGTTTCTAAACTAAACAAAAACGCATAAAAGCGAAAATAAACGTGTACATTGCTTTCAACATGCTGTATAAAGGTTATATCAAAAGGAGAAAACAATGTCAAAATTCGGAATCAACTTTGTAAATGCTTGTAACGCTGGTCTTAGCTTTCGTATTCAAACCGCTGAAGGTGAAATCGAACGTCGTGCAGATGATACTGCTGATGGTGTATATTTGGTAGAGCGTTACGGCATTGCTTCTGATTGCTATCTTTCTTCAGATATGGATTTCGCATCTGAAGAAGGTTTTGCTGATGACGATGGAGCTAAAAAGTTTTTTAACCGTATCATGAACAACGTATGTGAGGCAGCTTAATGTTTGATTCTGAATTCGTAACCGCCTTTGAAAAAGCGTGCAATAACTATGTTAACCAAACTCCTGATGGCACAGTCATATGGAACTATGTTGAGTCTGATTTGGCTCTTGACGGTTGGATAGAAAAATTAGGTGAAAGCTTTAATTCGTTCTTTGACGATATGGCAGATCAATTCTTAGCTGCTAAGAGGGCTGTGTAATGAAGCCTTGGATTCAATCAACTCGTAATGGATTTGAAATGTCTGTAGATGAAATCGAACGCATATATGCTGAGACTGTTCAAGGTGAACAATCTATTATGGTTCAAAAAGACATGAAGCAGTGGGCTCTTAAAGAAGGTATGTGGCCTCATAGTCATTATGATAATATCAAAAGCGGGCATGCTGATGCTCGTGGCTGGACTCAAGAAGGATTCACCGGAATGGAGATATGCGAATGAAAATAACTGATTATTCAAGTATGGCCATGAATATTATATCGAATGGTTGGCATTTGCCTTTAGTTAATGGCAAAGTTAACAGTAGTAATATTGAAGATAAAATTGTAATAGGCATATATAATAAAGATCTTGGCCCGATACTTGCTGAAGAGGCTGATTTAGTAATTCAGCTAGTGGAAGAATTAGTAGCCGAGTATGGAGAAAAAACATGAAACTAATATTAGCCAGTGCGGCACTGTTTGCCGCCACTTCTGTTTCTGCAGAAGTAACTAAGATCAAAATTTATGATCACACTAAAACCGTGACACAATCCGTGCCGGTATCCGAACGGAGATGTCAAGACATTAAGGTTCCTATCTACCAACAAGGTGGCCAAGCATCTGGTGGTGACGTACTACTTGGTGCTATCCTCGGCGGTTTACTTGGCGGAGGAGTATCTGGTAAAGACGAAGGTGCTGCTATTGGTGCTTTAGGTGGCGCAATCATTGCGAATGAATCTGCTAAAGGTCCTAAGGTAACTGGATATGAAATTCAGCGGCAATGCAGTGATGTAGTTGTATATCAGAATTCTAATGTAGAAATATATAGTCATTCTACCATCCGCTTCTTCGTAGACGGAAAACGGTATGTAGTACCGTTTCAGAAATAATTGAATAAGCTCCGATAGCTCAATTGGTTAGAGCGCCCCGCTCATAACGGGTCGGTTGCAGGTTCGAGTCCTGCTGGGAGCACCATAAATGAATACGTAGCTCAGCTGGATAGAGCAAGTGCCTTCTAAGCACTAGGTCGAGGGTTCGAATCCTTCCGTGTTCGCCAAATAAACTCGGTGTAGCGCAGTCTGGTAGCGCGCCTGCTTTGGGAGCAGGATGTCAGAGGTTCGAATCCTTTCATCGAGACCAATCACAAACAGGAGAAATAAATTGGAAATAATTGTAGTATGGTTCTTGTCAATGGCGGCAATGAACACAGAAATAGAAAAAAATAAAAGTAGTATTGAGAACTTAAATGCAGAGATAGTAATGCTTCAAGTTGAAAATACCATTATTAATGAACAACTTGCTGATCACGAACAAACTATTATTAATACTGCTGCATCGCACTCTGCGTTCTATGCTCGTCAGCAAATTGATAATGATGTGTTTGAGGATTCTATTGAAATCCTTAATCAAAGGTTAAATATGCTAGAAAAGCCCTAATATGAATTATTTTGAGCTATATGGATTACAGAGGTCTGGTACAACTTGGTTGAAATCTCTTCTTGAACTAAACTTTGATTGTTCCGAACTTAATTCATATCACAAGCATACGCTAGATCCTAAATCATTTTCTTATCCGACTTGCGTGATATTTAAATCCCCATATACTTGGGTAGAGTCTATAGTTTATAGGGAACCAGCAGATCTTCCTGTTCGGTTCCCTAAAATTTTAGAGCCAGGTAATTTCATGATTGATAATTCTTATGGCGAATGTAATATCAACTTAGAAAATTTGGTGGATCTCTATTGTTCTTTTTATGATAATCATTCTTCAGTTGCTGATTATACATTTATATATGAAACGTTACTAGATGACATAGATCTACAGATTAAAGCTGGTGAGAATTTAGATTTGATAAGAAAAGATCAAGAGTGGCTAGAACCTCCACTAGGAGGATTTATGCAAGAAGCATTTACTAAAGATATGTACCCGTATTATAAAGCGCAAAAGCCTGAAAAACTTAGTAATTGCCATATTGAGATTATTAACAATTTAATACCTAAAGATTTTTGGCTACAAACTAATCTTAAATATTGTAGTTAAAACCTATAAATATAGTTTAATCATAATAATAAAGATAGGTTAAACTATGTCAATGAATCAAAATAAGTACGATGTAATTGTAATAAAAGTAGTAGATGGCGATACTGTCGATGTAGATATCGATTTGGGTTTTGGCATATGTTTGAAAGACGAACGTGTAAGAGTGATGGGTATCGATACTCCAGAATCTCGAACGTCTGATAGAGTTGAAGACTTATTTGGCGAAGCTGCAAAAGCCCGTTTAAAGGAACTTATGAAACACGGTGGGAAACTTATCACCACAGAAAATAAGCATGGCGAAGATATGAAGGGTAAATTCGGACGTATTCTTGGAGATTTTGAAGTAGATTACCACGGTGAAATGAAAAGAGTCACTGAAATTATGACTCTTGAAGGTCACTGTGTACCATATTTCGGTGGTAGTAAAGAAGAAACCCAAGCAGCTCATATGGTAAACAGAGCACGCCTCATTGCTGAAGGCATAGTCTCTCAAGACGATGTTGATGCTGCTCAGGCTAAAATGGATAAAAAGAAGAAATAATTACTTCTTATCTTCTTTAGGACTTTTTCCCTTTGAATAGGCTTGGGCTCCAAAGAATGCTGCTACTAGGCCGGCGATTGCTACAAAGTATGTAGGAGCAATATCACCTACTATTTTAGCAGCGCTGTCTACGCCTAATATACTAGTAAGTAGAATAAGTACAGGATAAAGAAGCATGCCCCATAGAGCAAACCATGCCATAGACCTTATCTGGTCTTCCTTAGCATCTTCGTTCTCTTGCATTTTCTTTTTATGTTCCCATTCTGCTATTTCTTTAGCGCGGGACATTTCTTCGTCAGTAATAATTCCGTCGCCATCAGTATCGAGGTGGGCGTAGATGGAATCAGCTTCCATTACTTTAGCTTTTTTAGCCATATTATTCTCCTATTCCTTTTCAATTGTATTTATAAGAAAGTAACATTATGCAGGAAAGATACCATGAGTATATCAAAAGAAAATTCAAAGAAGAGCGTGAAAGATTGGAACTGGCTGCAGATAGATCGTTATCTGTGGGAGCTGATATCGAAGTGGAACGGGAAACCTACTACCAAAAAGAAGATACTTGAAGTAGTAATGAAGAAATTTTCGTGGACAGAAAAACAAACAAAAATAGCATGCGCTATGCATTTTAAGGTGTACAATAGTCGTAAAACAAAGTAGAATAATCCCAGTGAAAAGGAGTTATCATGAATATATTTGTACTACACGAAGACCCAAGAATTGCTGCCGAATTACAGTGTGATAAACACGTAGTAAAGATGATCGTAGAATCTGCTCAGATGTTATCCACGGCGCACCGTATGCTTGATGGCTATATGGAAATGCGACCATCTAAATCTGGTAAGCGCATGGTCAAATACTGGGTTCATAAAAATAGTAATCTTGAAAACGTGTTATATCGAGCTGTTCATCATGGGCATCCTTGTACCGTATGGACAATGAAAACAAATGCTAACTATGAATGGCATTACAAACACTTTGTATCCTTATGTGACGAATATCAGCATCGCTATAATAAAGTGCATTCAACTGATACTCTTCTTCGAGAAGTATTACGTCGAGCACCTACAAATACTAATTGGTCAAATCAATACACGCCATTTGCTCTTGCTATGCAACACGAACCACAATGCATTCACGAAGATGATCCGGTTCGTTCATATCAAGAGTATTATCAAACCAAACAAGATCGATTCAAAATGGTTTGGACAAATCGCAACGTACCTAAATGGTTTAATTTTGCTGTAAGTGCTTGAAAACAAACGAGGAGGAGAGTTTGTGAATAAATTTGTATTTGATGTAGACGGTACACTTACACCAAGCAGACAATCTATTGATCCAAAGTTTAGTGAATTCTTTCTTGAATTCTGTAATACACATGATGTATACTTAGTTACGGGTTCTGATAAAGATAAAACTGTCGAACAGTTAGGAGAAGAGTTATACAATATAGTAAAGGTTGCGTATAACTGTTCCGGTAATGATGTTTACAGTCACGGCGTTAATATACGCTCTAATAACTGGACTGCACCAGAAAGTTTAATAACATTTTTGCAAGGTCGGTTGCAAACTAGTAGCTTTCCATTAAGGACAGGCAACCATATCGAACAACGTCCTGGATGTTTGAATTTTAGTATTATAGGACGTAACTGTACATTAGAACAACGAAAAGATTATATTAAGCATGACTTATCATACAAAGAACGTGAAAGTATTGCATTTCAAGTTAATTTTGATTATGAAGACTTAACAGCAGCAGTCGGAGGCGAGACTGGTATTGATATCTATCCTACCGGATTTGATAAATCGCAAATTATAAAAGATTTTAATTCTTTCGATCGAATCATATTCTTTGGTGATAAAATAGAACAAGGCGGAAATGATTATCCGCTGGCTAAAATATTAAAGCACCCAAGTAGGTCGCACACTGTAAAGGACTGGCAAGATACGTGGAGGATTTTAAAAGAAAATTACTAAGTTCGGCGCTTTTTTGTGTACATTCACTTCGTAATAGTGTAAGATGTATATATGAAAAGGAGAAATACTATGGAATTTACTTACTCAGATGATCTTTGGTCAGACCTTCACAAAGACGTTCATGGCTTCCGGCCTTCTGAAATTTTCATGAAAAACCTTTTAGCGTTTGACGATGAAACAAAGCAAAATCTTTGGGATGCTCTGTGTGAGCAACTCGAAGAAAATACTAAAGCTAAGAAAGCAGCTGAAGTAGTTGCTGTCGAGAAGTTCGAAGCTCGTATCCAAGATATTATTAAGCTTGGTGCTGGTAATCGTACTAACGCTCTTTTGTGGATGTCTGGTACGGAGACTTTCTATCACATTCAAGATGTAGAGCATTTTGTCTGGGAACAAGGTATCTTGTTTACTAATTATGGTAAGCAGCTAGTTAAAGATCTTGCAGCGATCGTAGATTATAAGGAGTATGACTATGCGTGATAAGAATGAGAATAAGTACTGGACTGTAAAGGCTTTCTTTTTCAAAAACGGAAAGTATGAATTACAAGAGTTCGCAGCTGGTCTTGCTCATAAGCAGGCTGGTGATTACTTTCGTAGGCTGCATGATACTAATGAGTATGCTAAGCTTACTATGAGACCTACAGGAGGGGTAGCGTAATATGCAAATTAAAGGTGCAATGACTGTTTTAAATAAACAGTGCAATTTTCTAGGAATGGACTTTGATCAACTCATCGAGTTCATTCAACGTGCCCCTTTGGCACAAACTGATTTAACTATCAGGGCTTATAAAGTTTGGAGAATTAATAATGGCAGATCCTGAATACTTCGAATATCAAGGTAAAACATATGATGTTACCTTTAATGAATCAGAAACGGTCCGCCATGGTGGTCCATTCGATCGTGGATCTGCTGACAGTTATTACGGTCGTGAGATATGCCCTCATTATTTCGTTGGCGATACATTTAGATCTCATCGTATAGAAAAAAGTGAGATGACTAAGCGAGAATTGGGTGAGTATTATGCTGGATACGAGTATAATGAAACTGTTAACAAAGATTTTAAGGATTGGGGATGATAGAAGTCAACGGAGTAAGATTTGAATGTGTGTTTGACGCTATAGAATTTAGAGATATTCTTGATGCGCATTATATAAAAGTGACATGGAAATGTTTACAGTAGAGTTTGAAGAAGATGAGACGTGTATTACTGTACTAGATAACACAGGAGAATTAGAAGATGTTGTAGCTCTTCTTTACGATGATTACTGTCATTTTAGACAGTGGAATGCAAAAGCAAACAAATTCGAAGTGATAACTCTAAAACCAGAAATGTATTTAAAGTTAATGAAAGCGTGGGACCTACAGGAAGGAGCCTACGATATTGTAACAGTGGAGAGAAACTAAATATGATACAATTACAGCCGCTATTTCCTAACGCAATTGGGTTCGAAAGCGCACCAGACTTGGTAACTTATGATCTGGTTAATGATGTTAAATCTTTATCCCAAGGTCAAAATACTCACAACAGGGTAAGCATTGAAAACAGGATTTTAACTACCGATCAAAACGAATTTAAAACTAAGCATTCTCAGCTAGTTAAGTTTTTAGAAGATTCTCTCGAAAACTTCTACTATCATGCTTTAGGAGTTCCATTTGAAGATGGCAACATCAAATCAGTAATAACACAAAGCTGGTTTACTTATTCTGTTAAGGGAGAAAGTATGCATGGGCATAAGCATCCCAATAGTATTGTTAGTGGTGTTTTTTATATTAATGCTAAAAATGAAGATCAAATTATTTTTACGAAACAGCATGAATATAAGAACCTTGAGTGGTATGCAAAAGAAAGAAATGAATACACAGGTAAAGAGTTTATAGTCCCAGTTAAAACCGGAGATTTAATTTTATTTAACTCTAATCAACATCACCATTTTAATGATATAGAGCACGATGAGGAAAGAATTAGCTTGGCCTTTAATTCGTGGCTTGGTGGAGAATTTGGTACAAAAGATGCACTAACGCATCTTGTTAGTAATAACACATATTAAGGAAGTAAAATGTTTAATAAAGATGATATCGTTTCTGCAGTAACTCCTGTAGGCGAATTTGTAGGTAAATTTGTAAGTTTTGAAAATAATATTCTTACACTAGCAAAGCCAAAAGGAGTAGGGCAATCACAAGAAGGTATTGGATTAATGGATGGAGTATGCATCTCTGGTACACGTAATCCGGAAGAAGTAAAGATACTAAATGTTGTTTTAGTGGCTGAAACAAATCTTGAACTAGCTAATGGGTATAGACAGGCTATTGGTTCAGTACTAGCTCCTATGACAAATATCGACATGTCTAAATTTAAATTATAAGCCGTTGTTTTTAAACAAAACAAAAACGCATAAAAATGAAATTAAACGTGTACATTGCTTTCTACATGCTGTAGGATGGTTATAGAAACAAAGAGAAAGATTATATTATGACACCTTCACAAAAAGCTGACCGTTTAGCTCTTATCAAAGAAATCGCTGAGCGCAAGAAGAAAATGTCTAAGATCCGTAAACGGACTGCATCGGTTATCTCTCGTGCTAAGACTGCTTCACGTAAAGCCAAAGAAATTAAAATTCCTAAGGAGTCTAATATCTATCAGTGGACTGATGCTTCTAAATATGCTCAAGAGTATTATGGCGAAACGCTCCACTATACAACGAAATTCGATAACGATTGGGATTAATCTTAGTTGTTATCGAAAAACCCTGTTTGCTTTAAACCCTCGAGGTGCATTACAGGTCGGTATAGGCACTGGTACCGAATTAAACCCAGTCGGTTGCTGCATACGTGAAATGCAGATAAGGGGAGAGCCACTGCAGAAAGGCTCTCCCACGAAAACTTCTTAATACTGCATAGTACGAGCAAAGAAACGTAACAGGTAGGTAGGTGCTAGCAACCGAACCCGTAAAATCCTGGTGAGGGACTAAGTTAAGACTACTATTCAGTATTAAGGAGTTTGGAGGATGTTATGAGGACTGTACACTATGTAGGATTTAGAGGCGACGAGTACGTCCGCGCTCATAGGATCTTCGGTGGACCGGTTTATATCCACCGCGATTATGATGATCGTGTGTTTAGTGAAGTTGGCGATGATGATGTCGTTATCTTTGGACCAAAGTATAAGAAGCTGCCATATGTGTGGGATGCATCTGCAGTTGATAGGAGATACACAGAATGATTTTTAGTACCAGTCTCATCGATACTAAGGGCCATTGGATGGTAGGCACCGAGTGGCAATATGCCAAAGGTATTGTCACCATGCATCCTGAAGGTTTCAGCTGTTCTTGTAAAAAAGCACCGCGCAAACCATGTAACCATATTCGTAATGTTAAGTTACGTATCTATGGCACATTTGATCAGTATTATAAGGATGCAGCGTAATGTCTATGCATATGATTAGAGGAGTTCAGGTCCATGGTGTAGGGAAACGCCGTAAGGCGAAACGAAAATCGAATAAATTATTGAAGGCGGAAGCCGAACATCAAAAGTTTTTAGATAAACTTATTTCAGGTAAGTCAAATTATAGACCTGACTTACCTGACTATAATTGCGGTCCTAGTATGACGAGTGATCGTATAGCAGGCAATGGTCTTGCAAAAGAACGTAAGCAATATACTGGTACCGAGATTGCTGGAATTGTTACTACACACAAATCAAACCTTATGCCAGTACGTAGAGATAACAAACAAGCAGCTATAGATGCTGCATCAATGAGGAGATAATAATGTGGGCACTTAAATTAAATGCACAGGGTCAGCCAGGGCCTGCAGTTGCTCGTAGGCTTAAACAAGTCAAGATCGAGCTAGACTCTCACTCGTCTCGGTTAGAGTTCGGCTATTGCTATCTGGAAATGGTGTAATGGCTAAAAGAATCCCCATGAAGGGAGGAGATGAATACGATGCTCTAACTAAACGTTCACGTAAATTTTTTATGTGGAGCAGAGGGCAAATTAAAAAAATTAAACGCGGATATAATAAACGATTCCGCAAAGCAGGAAAGATTATAGATAATGAATGAAATTGATTCAAGTTCTCGTGAATACATGGTTGCTCAGCTCAAAGAGCGAGTTTGCCGTGTCATATTTAAAAAAGTAAACGGTGAAGAGCGTGATATGACTTGCACTCTTATGGCAGATGTTTTGCCAGATGCTAAGAAAGATGAGCCACTTACTCAGAAAAAAGTTAGAGCTATTAATGAAGAAGTAATAGTAGCATTTGATCAAGAAAAATCTGAGTATCGCTCTTTCCGTGTGGCAAATGTTATCTCTTTTACCTAGTATAAATATACCGTACAAAGGAGTTTTTATGTATCAAGATTATATTTCCTCTGAAACTGGCCTATGGCTAACACTACTCGGGTCTTGCATATGCTGGTACGCTATAGGTAAGATAAGAGGAAGTAAGTCTCAAGAAGAAGTAATAGACAGTACTATAACTTATCTTATACACGAAAACTTCATTCGATGGAAGCGTGACGAAAACGGTGATATAGAAATATTGACCATCGATGAAAAAAATCATAACTAATTGATATCTAACAAAAAGAAAACGTGTACATTACTATCACGATGTGGTAGAATAGTAGTATATTATGAAGGAGATCAATGTGGCCCGTAAATCTAAACTGAATCAAATGCGCGAAGAATTCTCTAAAACCTCAACTGTCAAGCCGGTTAAAAAAACGCGTAAAAAGCGTACTCTTACACCAGAGCAAAAAGCAGTATTAGTTGATCGTATGGCTAAAGCAAGAGAAGCTCGTGGTCCTGCTAAGCACCTTTCGATACACGAATCAATCCGCAACTTGCCAGATAGTGACAAGTTATCACCTACTAAAGTTAAAGAGTGGCTAAAAGAACAAAAGGATATGCTGAGGTCTATAAAGCCCCAGAAAGACAGTAAAGATTCTGCTCTACGACAGCAGTATTGGGATACTGAGGCATATGTTTTTAACTTGCAAAAGTATCTCAATGATGGGATATACCGCGATCATCGCTTTGGCAATGAAAAACAAGGCAAAATCCGTTACCGTTCTGTAGCTATGGCATACCACGCAGACGGCACACCTAAACGAACAGTTGGAGTATTTTATGCTGATATTGGAGAAGAGTATACAAACGAAATGGCAGATCAAGACTATGGAACAGCAAAAGCAACCAGCCCAATTCCTAACAAAAAGCGAGTTCGGAAGACTAATAGAAAAGACAGTTAAGTCTCATAAGTCTTCCTACATGGACGCAATCATTTGGTTGTGTGACAAAAACGATGTCGATTTAGAGGACGTGAAGAAATTCATATCTCCTATCATAAAGACAAAGTTAGAGGCAGAAGCAATGAATTTAAACTACTTGCCTCGACAAAACAGTTTACCTTTTGAGTAAATTGTGGTAGAATATTATTATGAATACAGTGGATAAAAAATACATATTAACATATAAGGAAAATACATATGTCGTTCGCAGCACTAAAACGTAACCGTACAGATCTCAGCAGCTTGATTAGTCAGGCCCAAGAGAATAATACCCAACAAAGCACAAAAATGTCAGAGGATCCTCGGTTCTGGACACCTACTCGTGATAAGGCTGGTAATGGTTATGCTGTAATTCGTTTCCTACCAGGAGACGCAGAAGCCCCAACACCATGGGTTCGGTATTGGGATCACTTCTTCAAAGGCCCAACAGGTCAATGGTACATTGAGAAATCTCTTACATCTATTGGTCAACAGGATCCACTATCCGAAAGTAATAGCAAGCTATGGAATGAAGATGGCTCTGACGAAGCCAAACGTACCGTACGTGAGCGTAAGCGTAATCTACGTTATATTGCAAACGTACTTGTTATTGCAGATCCTGCAAATCCGGAGAATGAAGGTCAAGTTAAACTTTATCGCTTTGGTAAGAAAATCTTTGATAAGATTATGGATAGCATGCAACCTCAGTTTCCTGACGAAGCACCAGTCAACCCATTCGATATGTGGGAAGGTGCAGACTTTACATTAAAGATTCGTAAGGTTGAAGGTTATCCAAACTATGATGCTTCATCTTTTAAACCATCAACAGAACTATGTGCTGGAGATGATAAAAAGAAAGAAACCATCTATGAGAAGCAACACGAAATGACTGAATGGACTGATGCTAAAAACTTTAAATCGTATGACGAACTTAAGTCACGTCTCGCTTTGGTTCTTGGCGAGTCTTCAATGCCTATGAATGCAAAGGTAATGGAGTCTCTTGATAATAGTATGCCAATCAGTGATTTTAAATCTCATACTCCGCCTAGTGCTCCTAGCGCGCCACCTCCTTCTGCAGCTGAAGTTGCTGAAAGTGATGATACTTTATCGTATTTCGCTAAGCTTGCAGCAGAAGATTAACTAATAACTGAGGGCGGCTAATGCTGCCCTCAGCCACTTTTTATTATTGTATAAGACCGTTGCCTACAATAAAATCACGCATCGTAAGTTTTTTAGCACTATGTTCATCAATAGAGCCAGTGGCCTCAACAGAAAAGGGCGCTGCTTGTGCTGTAGCTGGAGCAGTTTGTATACTAGAGTTATCAACATTGTTTATTGTCAGCGAGTAACCTTGCATTAGATTTCCGGCCTGCCCGATCGTTCCGCCTCTCAGTTTATCTAATTCATTTATATTCTTAGCAAGTTCAGAGTTTTTTCCCATTCCAAACTTGTCAAAACTTAAAGCTTCTTTTTTTGTTAATATCCCATCACCATTTGCATCTGCTTTTAATATAGCTTGTATTAGGTCGCTTTCTCTCGTAGATTTTTTATTAGCGGCCGCAGCTATTTCTTCTACAGATGCATTTGACCTTGCAAGACCTAAACTTTCTACCAGCCAATCAGGTAACAAGCCAGTAATAGATGCAGTTAAATCTGATGCTAGCTTTGAAATATTTGGTAAAAAGCCTCCTAACCAATTAAAGAAATCACTCACCCAACCTGTGATTGTTTCTCTTAAGTTAAACTCCTCCAATTCTTTATCATCCCAACCAAACATTTTACTGGCCCATCGCACAACTGCGTTGATTGGAAAAAACAAAATATCTAAGTAAGTTTTTCCAGCAAAACCTAACGCGGATAGCAAATTAGTGAAAGCAGTTGTAAGAGCCTCTTTTGGATCTGAGAATAAAAGTTTAACCCACTCTATGGCACCTTCAACAACACCAAATATTCCGCTGGTTATCTTTTTTATAGTTTCTTCAAAGCTAAATGATTCGAGTTGTTTTACGACCCAACCAGCCATACCCTGACCTTCTTTCACCTTACCATCAGCATCAGTTTCTACACCAAATAGCTTTTTGATTACCCATGAGATCCCCTTCTTGAGCAAATCGAATGGAGCACCAATCAATGAACCTAAGAAACCGCCAACACCATCTCCAAGTTTTCCTATAAGGCCATCCGCATCTGATTCTTGGTAAGCTTTTACGCCATCAAATAAACTTACGATAAATCCAATAGGCCATAGGATCTTTGCGAATAATGCGCCAAACTTTCCGCCAAATGATGTTATTGTTTTTAAGAAAGCCCCTGCCTTACTAGTAGCAAACTTCGCCACGCCCTCTGAAACGGCAACAAGTGGTCTTAAGATTCTGCCAATTTGAAATGTTACTCTACCAATTATATTCTTTTTAAATAGGCCATCACCGCCTTTAATTGCTAGTAACTTCCCATCCGCACCAATACCAAACATTCTTAATGCCCTAATTCTTAGAGCATTCATTCTCATTCCAATTTGAGTTGTTATAGGTGCGGCTTTTTGAAACCTTCCCTTTGCATCGCGTGTTAAAAGACCTTCAGGAGTCAGCCCAAACATGGCAAAAGCTGCATTCCTCATTCTTATGAGGCCATTACTCATAGTTAATGGTACTTTTACCATGCTATTTATTTTTTTAATGGCAGAGAGTTCCCATCCTCTAAGACCAGCAAAAGCTGCCGCTACTGCCGCAATTCCTGCAGTGAGAGGAAGGAGCATTGCTCCTATGCCTTTCATTCCTCCAAAAAGACCTAATAAGCCAATCTTACTATTATTGTTTGTAACGCTTCCACCAGCCTGCTGCTGTTGCTGATTTTTAGCTTTACTAGTCTCTAGCTTTTCTTCTCGTTTATCTTTCTCTTGCCGTTTAAGATATTCGAAATGATTTGCCATAGTAGCGTTAAGCTTTTCTATAGCATCAGTCGTTTCTTCTTGCGCTAAAAGCAAATCTCTATTACCGGCCAAAGCCTTAATAATCTTTTGGAAATCTTTAAAATCATCTGCCATTTGACATCTTTTGCCTTTCAGCTTCTTTTTGTTGTTCTTTTATCTGATCCAGTAACATAGATAAGTATATTTCTCTCTCCCACGGTATCATATTTTCAACTTCAGCTAAAGAATAATTATGGTTTTGTATCAGCTGAAAATTCACTTGGTAATAATTAACGAGTGTATCATGAGAAAGAGACACTAAAAAAAATCAGACATGCCTTTTAGTAATAAATCATTTTTGTGGCCACAGCTCTTACAGGTGTAAGAAGCATCATGTGATATTTGAGGCATAGATTCAATGAACTTACGAATCGAATCAAATTGTTCTGAGCTTAATGATTCAATAAACTCCATTTGTGATTCGCGAGTCTCATCTTTAAATGCCATATTTTCGTCTTCGGTCATTACACTTTCAATGCACTTTAAAATCATAGCAAATGTCTGGTGAGTAGTAGACTTAGATTCTAAGATATCCTTATCTAACATACTAAGGTATGACGGATATTTCATTTGAATACTAATATCTTCATTCAATTCAATGATGCTAGCTGCATCTGGTTTTTTTACATCTAGTGTATCTAGACTTATTTTTAATTCATTTCTTTCTTCACACTGGTTGCATTCTGGAGAAATAGTTATACTTTCTCCTACAGACTTTGATCTAATCTTAACGAACATATATTCTACGTCAAAACTAGCGAGAGCTTGCTTGTTGATATCTCCATCAACACAAGCCTCGATTGTGTCAACAATGGCAGAGAACATAGATACCTGATCTTCGCTTTCCATTGCCATCATTAGTACCTTTTCTTCTTTTACAAGATAAGGCCTAAATCTTACGGTCTGTCCTGTTGAAGGTATTACAAGTTCATATTTTGGTTTATCATTTAGTTTAGGTAGTGCCATTTCAATTCATCCTTTAATTAAATATTTTTCCTAAGGCTGTTCCAATTTGCGTTTGAACGAATCTATCTGCATTACTAGTAGCTTCGGCCTCGTTTGCAACCCATTTTGTATACGACATCTGTACGTTTAGTTCTACAGTACCGTTTTGTTCGTTATTAAGGCTTATATCATTCATCGTAGTAGGAAATGCATCTTGAAGTGTGCACGAATAAACAACATCAGCGCTCGTAATAAAATCTAAGTCTAGTTGACCTTGAGCAAAATCAAATGGACCTAGTTTAGGTAAGCGACTCTGAATCTCCGCTGGTAAAGTAGGAATACCAAGAGGAGTAGAATATACAGGAAGCCCTATTCCCTTTCTAAGTTGTTCTATTACAATTTGCTTTCCATACCCCGATTGACCTCTTAAATAACCACTTGATTGACCATTTTGGTCTATGGCTAATCTTTGCCAAGTATCAAAATATTTTCTAATACCATAATCGTTAAGAACGTGGAATGTCATAGAAATATCTGTAACAGCATAGCCGTACGGAACTTTCTGTATTTGCATTCCTATTCTTCTTTCAGTAGTAAGAATCTGCTTTCCAGGAAGAACTATATCCTTGCACAGTAAATTTACATCAGATGAAGAAGCACCAGGTATAGATGGCATCTTTACTCTAAAGATGTTATTTCTGGCAGCACCACCTTTTTGTGAAACTAAGCTTTTAAATTGGTCGAGACTAGCCATTAAATCATTCCTCTAGAGTCTTTATATACTTGAGTACCATTACCCTTTTGCCAGCTAGCCGTAGGTAGAAACGTTGCAATTTCCCATTCCGGTGCTGGCACTCTTGCGAATCTACTTCTTACTTGCTGTGATAGGTAATGTTTTACACAAGGCTTAAAATACTTATATTTTGCAGCTCTTTTTAAAGTGTTATATGTTACACTAAATCTTGTTGAGTCATCATATTTTTTATTATTTGTAATGTCCATTAGCGCATCTAAAAACTTAGCTCTAAGAGCAGGAGGCAAATAATGTAGGTTTAATCCTAAGAATCCTCCTTCTGCCGGACCTATAACAATTGTCAAAGGAAACGCGTCATAGTACGGCAAAGTTTTTTTGTTCTTAGCGTCGTAGAAAAACATCTGCATAGATCCTACTAATTGACGGTTAGCCAAATTAAGAGAATCATCTTTCAATATTTCATTACGATTAACCCTACGAATACGCGTAAGTTTTTTACGGAACCACTCTCTAGACTCTTGCGTTCTAGGTGTAATTCCAGCTCTAAAAGCTTCTATTTCTAAATTCTTAAATAAATCTGCCATATCGTTATTTATATGTGTTTTTGGGCTTCCGAAGTGGCTTTAACGGTTTAATCTTTTTCTTAGGCTGAGGTAGTATGCCCATAGCTCCTAATTCATTTTCAGTCCATATCTGAAATGCCCAACCTCTATCAGCAGCATAGCTTTGCGCTGCTTTCCACTTATTTACGTTTTTAACATACGTCATGCCTTCATTGATATATCTCTTGGTTTTTCGTCCACTAAACTTAGGAGGAGCTGTTTCTTTATTTGGTTTTATTTCAACCAGCACAGTCTTACCGTTGTTATAGGTCAATTTAAGGTCCATAAAGTATCTATGGTACTTTTTATCAACTTCATAGAAATACGGTATTACAACCTCTTCACTTGACCAATACTTTATATCACGCGAATCATCGCACCATTTAAAGGCATTTCTTTCCCATAATGACCTAAATACTACACCATCGGGGTTACCTTTGTATTTAGATCTGTTTTTAACCTTATACTTACCTGAATATGCCATAGATACCTTTATAAATAATGTAAACTTTATATATTTATCAAGGACTCCTTATGTCATATAAAAATAAAAGAAACTTTAAGTTTCCCATCGAGGACGAAGGCTATCAGGGTAGAATAGTTTTTGAAGCCTTCGGTGAAAACTACAAGACTTTACCTCAAACGGCCTTTAACGCATTCGTCGATGGTACGTCAGCAGCAGCTAAGATTATTAGTGATAATAGCAATGGAGTAGTAGAAGACGCAGCGGGTTTACTTAGTGGTTTAATAGGAAATGACGGTTCTAATAAAGCCAAAGAGGCTAAGGAAGCTCTTGTAAATTTTAGAGGAACGAACGAACCGAGACGCGGGTCTGCTGCTGCTAGAGTGGCAAGCGGAAGAAAGGCTACGCTATATCTTCCTTCTGCCTTACAGTTTCAAGATAATATAGAATATACAAACGTAGATTTAGGGGCTCTTGGTTCAGGCGCCGCAAGGTTAATAAGCGATCCGAATGCTGCTATGAAAGACACTATTTCTCAAGCTACTGGTCTTGGTGGTTTGTCAGATTTAGCGGGTAGAGGTCTTAGATCAGAAGCTGCTCAAATTGCATCCTTAAGACTTGCAAAAGGACTGAGCCCAGAGCTTCAAGGCGCTGTTGAAACATCGACAGGAATTTCGATGAATCCCAACAGAAGATCATCTCTACGAGGGGTTGGAGTTAGACAATTTAGATTTGCTTTTAAAATGATTCCAACATCACAAAGAGAAGCCGAAGAAGTTAAAAGCATAGTTCAGTTTTTTAGAGAAGAAATGTATCCAGATACTTCAAACGAAGGAATCGATTTAGCTCTAAGATTTCCTAGCAAGTTTAGAATTAAAATGTTTTATGCTAATAAGAGAATCGCAACAAAAATACTTCCTTCGTTTCTGGCTAATGTTGATGTTAGTTATAACTCTACTGGTATGTCATTTCACTCAGATGGTAATTTTCAAGAAACAGATATTTCTCTTTCCTTCATAGAAGAAAGAGCTCTTACTAAAAAGGATATTTTAAACGAAGTGGATGAGCTATCAAACGATTACCTAATATCAGCAGGAGCCGGATAATATGCCATTCTTTAGAAATTTTCCAATTACAAACTACCGATTCGGTGAAGAAAATGCTTCAGCTTTATTTCAGGATTTAACCACATACATAGATATCATCGATCAAATAGCTAACGACGGTTCTTTTTATGAAACGACTTTTATTCAAGACGGAGTAAGACCAGACGTCCTTTCATACGAACTATATCAAACAGCTAATTTGTATTGGACTTTCTTTCTACTTAATCATACTTTAAGATACCAAGGTTGGCCTATGAGTAGTGCTGAAGTATATGATTACGCTAAAGTATACTATCCCAACACAGTTATTAGATCAGACGCTACTATGCACGGTGAATTTTATATTGGAGATATAGTAGCTGACCGAGTAAATTTTGATGAATTCGGAACGCTCTTTAAAGGTAGAATTCTAGAAAAAAGCTATGACCTAGGTCAGATAGTTATAAAACCTATTATAGACGTAAAGGTTATTAATATAACAAATCCAGGTAGCGGATATACATCTCCGCCAACAATAACTATTTCCGGTGGAGGAGGTAGCGGTGCAACTGGTCAGGCCGTAATGACTTACATTGATGGAACTGAAGTAGTTACTTCTGAATCATTGCAGTCTATAGCTGTTCTCACTGGCGGAGAAGGTTATACATCAGCACCAACTATAACTATTTCAGAGCCTAATATTCCTAATGGTGTTCAAGCTACTGCTACTTCTACACTTTCTAGCTTTAACGTCCCAATAAATACTACTATATATTCTCAGAAAGATCAACCGGATGTGAAGCAATGGGACGACGATTTAGTAAGATCGCTTATTACTCATAATAATATTGTACAGTATAATGCGCCGCAAAGGTATATAGATGGTAGTGGTAGAGATATAGATTTAGTAATTAATGCTTCCGGTGGCGTAAAAAACAGACCAGATACAGAATCTGGAACTCCGGTTTCATATTTAGATAGGCTTATAGAAGAGAATAACAAATTAAGAAGTATAAAAATTCTTAAACCACAAGTGGCTAATCAAGTAAATAATGAATTCCAAAAACTACTGAGAACTTAAAATGAGAGAAAATATTGAAAAAAAGCAAAAGCCTCCTATTACGTCTAGTGAGCAGCTCGATTTAATCGGTATAACTATGGATTCAGAAAGGTTCAACAAGCCTTTGTCTATAGCTGGTATTGTTGCAGAAATTAATGTTTATGAAGATCTTTCAAAGGGATACTTGACTGCTGATATGGTACTACAAGACGATCAAGATTTCTATAGAATGGTCGATATAGTAGGAACTGAAAAAGTTACTTTAGAATTTACATGTCCGGACGAAGAATCAGCCGGATCTATAGAATTAAATTTTGTTGTAGAAGAAATTATTAGTAACGCAAGAAATTCTAATAATATTTCTATAATATCTTTTCATTTAATAGAAGATATAAAGTTTTATAGTGATTTAACTAGATTCAGTAAAGCCTATACTGGCACTGGAGAACAAATAATTGCTAGTATCGTAAAAGATAAGCTTGGTAGAGAACTTGTTATTGAAAGCGAATCTAGATCAACGCAATCGGTTTTTAGATATATTGTACCGTACCAAACTCCTCTTAACGCAATTAAGACGGTGTTATCTAAAATGACAACTGAATCAGGTATGCCTTTCTTTTTTTATTCTTCAATTATTGATAATAAGTTTTATCTTACAGATCTAGAAACTATTTTAAAAACGGAATCTTTTAATGTTAATAGACCGTTTGTATATGATCAGTCTAATACAATAAGAGACGATTTAGAATCTCAGATAGTGAACATTGCAGCTATTAAGTCTACACTGTCAGAAAATACACATGAAATAGCACAAAATGGAGCTATAGGGTCAAATTACGAATCCGTTAATGCAACTACAGGACAAAACTTTGGTCCTTACCACATAGATATGCAGGAACACTTCGAACTTTTAAAAGATCTACAAATACTTCCTAAAGAACAAAATTTTGTTGCCATAGATAAAGAGTTCGTAGCAGACCCAGCAGGAATTGACCGATCTCCTATAACTAGTTATAATTCTAAAATAACTACAAAAATAATAACACAACCATATAAAGATGCATATGGCTTTAATCAAGAAGCATTCCCTGGCCAGGAAAAATTGTCTGCGCTTCGGCAGTCAATTTTTAATCATCTTCTAAAGAACATGTACACTATTAATATGCCTGGACTTCTCTTTACTGTAAAAAATATAAAGTCCTGTGTAGGACATCAAGTTGCGATGGATATAAAAAGAAACGATACAGATTTTGGTGCTGTGACAATAGACGAAAAAAGGTCTGGACATTTTGTCATATTAAGTAAGAGACATAATTTTAATATTCCAAGTGAGACTCACAATATATCTTTAGGTTTAAGCAAATTGGCCAATCGGAGTAGTATAGCATGAATGAGTATTATGGCGACAATATTAGATGGTTTGTTGGTAGAATTATTAGTGACTCGGATCCAGATGAAGCTGGTAGGTTTCAGGTAAGAATATACGGTATACATTCAAATGAGGTAAAAGACAAGTACCTTCCTTGGGCTGAAACAGTATTGCCTACAACTGAAGGTGGTGTTTCTGGAATAGGCAAAATACCTCAAATGAAAAAGAGCGCACTAGTATTTGGGTTTTTTATGGATGGAGCACTATCTCAAAATCCTATTATAGTCGGATCTATGAGTCATATTGAACAACCTTCTAGCACTCAAGTAACTGCAGCTGCACAAGCTGGCAGAATTAATCTCTTAGATAAAAGAAATATCGGTAAAGAAGGCGTTGTAATAAGCCAACAGCAAAGACAGATATATGAAAACGGTACTGAAGATATAGATCAGTTAAGAATCTTAGTTATGGACTTTTTAATTTCGAATGGCCTTCCAATTAAATCTGCTGCAGGTGTTTGCGGTAACCTCGAAATAGAAAGTAACTTTAATCCGAATGCTAAAAACCAAGATGGTATAGAAGATTCTAGAGGTATAGCTCAGTGGAACTCTAGGTGGGGAAGGTGGCAAAGAGTGGAAGCATATGCTTCAGAACTAAATGAAGATCCTTATGACATTTTCTTACAATTAAAATTTTTAGTGTATGATATGAAAACAGGCGGTATTCACAAATGCTGGAATCATTTAAAAGAAGCATCTAATATAACTAACTTTGATGGTCCAAAAGATGATACTAACTCAACCTTTCATTTTTTTGACGTATTTGAAAAAGCAGATCCCTTATACTACACACACAACGGAAGGTCTCGTCCTGCTGCAGCACGAAAAGCATATGATACATATAAAGCATCTTTAGTGTTAAGCGCTGAAACCAATCTAATATCATCAGGAGCTAGATAATGTCGGCAAAAGATCTTTTAGAAGGTAGCCTTAAGACTGTAGAGTCGTTTCTTAATTTGTCAAAAGCTTCTTCTGATGTTAGCGATTTGGTAGAGTTACAGAGCGCAGCACTAAGTTTTAAGTATAAGTCTGATGCGGCTGTGTCAGGAGGATTTAAATCTGTTGCCAGTACTGATAGAGATATTATCTCAAATGCTACTGGTTCTGTTCCTGAACAAGTAACAAAACAATTAGGTCTAGTCCAATTAGATCCTTCTGCAAGCACACCAGATCTTGTTAAAGTTGTTGAAGCAGCTGATAAGATTGATTTAACTGCTATTGCTGGAGATGCTAGACTTGCGGCCGATGGTTTTTTGGATGTAGCCATTAGCGCACCGTTTCCTGAAGCGCTAGCCCAAGTTATAAAAGATACCACTGATATAAATTCTAGTGGAATAAAAGATATCGTAAATAATAATGTTTCTTCTGAACTTTTTAAAGATAATATACTCGATACAGTACTTGGTGATGTTTTACAGAATACCGATTTATCTATTAGCAGCGTGTCAAATAATGCTATTAACGCGCAATTAAAATCCTTTAATAATATTTTAAATAAAGTTTCCTTTGGTTTTGATGATCTTATAGGCAATTTAGTTGAAGAATCTTTTAGATCAACTGAAAACACATTAGGCAAAGTAGCTATAAAGAATAATGTAGTTAGCAATGTTTCACCTGAAGATATTACTAGAATTGTAAATCTAAAGAAAGAAGGCAATATTGCAGAAGGCGTCAAAGTACTTAAAAAGTATTCTGATCGACCAGATGCTGAATTAGAAAATGCTATTAGGCAAATAGATAATAGAGCATCAAAAGCGCTAGAGCCTAAAGCAGCTGCTATAGATATACCTACAAAAAGAACTGACGATTATACAAATGTTTGGAGAGAAGCTAACACCAATCCTAATTCTAAAATATTTGATTCTATTGTGGACTATGCCGAAGTTAGTACTGAAATAGCTAATTTAAAAAGAGATGTCACGCAGGTAGTAATAGAAGCATGGAATGTATTTGCTTCTGATGGAAAAGGAAAGGTTGAAGAATATCACCAGGTATTTGTAGATGAATATAATCAAGGACTAGAACCACACCTATTCGTTGATCAATCCGGTGTTGTGCATAGAGGTAGACCATTAGAAATAAAGGGTACGGGTATTTATTATGATGGTCTTCCAGATCATTCTGAAAGAACTATATTGATTGCGCTTGAGCAACTTGAATGGAACGCTAGCGCAGCACAAATTAAAACTATGCGCAATCTTTTGCAAGCAATATATGAAGTTAAGCCTGGCATACAAGCATTGGCGCTGTATGATATTCTTGCTACTACAGAAGCACCATGGTGGGATGTTCAGAATACTGTAAAAGTCTGGTATGGTAAAGAAAATGTAAAAGGATATAATCCTCGAAAGTCACTGCCATTAACGCAGAAACAAATAATAGATGGCGTAGGAAATTAATATGGCCGAACAATATGAAAACAATCTATCATCACTTACGCAGCAAGCTATTGATTCAAGAGCATCTGATAAATCTAAAAATCTTCCAGAAGATCCCACTGGTGAGTATCCAAAAACAAGCTATTTCTTTTCAAGTAATATTGCAAAAGAAGCACGAGGCGTTGCGAGAAATGATCTAGAACTTTTCTCACAGTTTGAAGACATAGAATTATCTACTGGAGTTAAAGTTCCTTCACAGTATGGTAAAAATCAGGTATCTAAATCTGAAAAGGGTCACGTGTGGGAAATAGATGATACTGATGGAAACGAGCGTATTCTTATAAAACATTCTGAAGGTAGCGGCATAGAATTAACTCCAGACGGAAGCATAGTAGTTAGCACTAAAAAGCGTAAAGTTGAAATAATCGGTGGTACTAATGATGTTATCGTTGAAGGTGATGCACAGCTAGTATATAAAGGCAACCTAAATATAAAGGTTGTAGGCGAGTTTAATGTCGATTGTTTAGATTACAATGTTACAGTGAATGGTAATAAAGTAGAGACTGTAAAGGGATCAGAAGAAAAGAATGTTGGCAACGGATTACAAACTTCTGTTACAGGTCCGATAACGACCTACTCAACTGGTTTAGTCACAGATATGTTCTTAGGTGGGCATCAACACAATGTCAAAGGTAATCTTGATTATAACGTTAACGGTAATGTTGGTTTATTCTCTAGTGGTGAAATGAACATCACCTCACAGGACTACATTAATATTGCTTCAGATAACGTGACTGCTTCAGCACAAAATATGACTGTACAAGGTGGTAGTGGAGTCATAGGTGGCACTGCCGTTGACTTTGTGGGTAACGGCGCTGTGTTTGATAAAGGTATCACTGCCCCGACATTCCATGGAGACCTAGATGGAACTGCGACTACTTCAACAGTAACTCAGTCTCAAGACTATGGAGAAGCAGTTACAGGAACTGCAGGTAGTATTACTAATACTGCGACTCCTACTATCACTACGCCAACTTCGACAAATGTTCTTACATACTTGCTTAAGGCCGCAGGTGGTATTCGTAAGGTGATCATTGACAAGGGCGACTACTTAAAGAACTTTATCGACAAGTCACAGGGTTATGGTGGTATTTCTACAGGAGAGATGACTACAGGAAAGGCTAGATCAAAACTGAGAGATGCTGCTAATTCGGGAAACACACAGTTTGTAGCGCAGCTACTTAAAGAAAATATTATATGTTCTGAATATAATAATCCTACACCAAAAAGAATAGGTAGGACTATTAAGCAGGAATCGACTCCTGTCATTAGCAACGTGCCAGCAAACATATATTCGCCTCAAATTGCAGCTACTTATATACCTAAAAATAAAGTGGTAAGTATTATTCCTGAGGATAAGTATAATCCTCTTAGACAGGATGATATTACAATTAAGACTAAATTGTCTGAAGATACTACTATATCTAAGTTCTTGGGAACTGATGACGCCACTAATCTTAAATACATAAAAGCTTTAAGCGTTAAAAGAAACATAGCTAAAAATCTTTATATTCAAAATCTTATTATTAAAAAGATCCAAGACAATACTGATAAGTTTAAAGGAGTAAATCTTATTGTTTCAGAGGGGATCTATAAACCTGGTCCTTCAGAAGTAATAACTCCTGGAAGTATTAATGATTTAAAGTCAAGTGGTAGAGCAGTTATCTACAAATCTATTGATAAAACCGGCAAACCAAATAATTTAGATTTATTTGATATAGCCGAATATCTAAAAGATGTAGCATTTTTTGATAAGATGATTCTTTCATATGATACCTTAGAATGTACATCAGACAATCCTGTATTAAATTCCAGACTCATAATGATCTTGCCACTAATCGATGATAATTGGAGCGGAACGTTTAGAAGAAAAGTATCTACCGAGTATAATAGACAGCTATTAGCAGAAGGAGAGTTAATAGAGTGTTTACTCGAAGATAATTCAGTTCTTGAGGAAAGAGCTATAGCTAAAAGAGCGGTTCCTCCAGCTGATGGAGCTGTAACTCACGAACGAGGTAGCAACAGAATATACTGGCCTAATCAAAATATTGTTGATGCGATTGCGGCTGCTGTTCGTGAACTTGGGCCAGAATATACCGCTCAAATTACATCAAACGGCGGTAGAGCTAGAAGAGCCACAGGAACTAAAAATCATCCAACTGGAGAAGCAGCTGATCATTATTTAATGCTAAATGGCGTCAGAATAATGCCGTCAGAAAACGCATCCCTCTACCAACGGTATATTCGTATTTTAGTTAAGAACGCAAAGGCACGTGGAGTTCGTCCCGGTATTGGCGGTTATTCTTCAGAAAGGACCGTTGAGGGAGTGACCGAGAGGACTGGGTTTATTCATTATGATGAGAGTGCATGGAGACAGGGCGGTGCAGGATCTGCTGGAACTTGGAGTAAAGGTTTTGATGTTTCTTTTGCTAAAGCCTTATAAATAACACTAAATAAAACAGAGAACTTTTATGGCTACTGCAAGAATATTATCAAGAGAAGACGGAGATCTTAGCAGGTCTACTATCAATGCAAGTAGAAGCGTAGAATATAGAGATATAGATCTTTCGTTTACTGCAAAGGCGAATGGTGAGATATTTGTTAAAAAAGAAGCTGCAGCCGTTAAACAGGCTGTAAAAAATCTTATTCTTACTAATTTCTATGAAAAACCCTTTGAGCTTTTTTATGGCGGTGATATTACAAGCCTCTTATTTGAACTTGTAGATGAAGATGTTGAAGATGAAATAAAAGAAAATATATTTAATGCTATTCAAATATACGAGCCTAGAGCCATAGTTAGAGATGTACAGGTAAGTTATAAAGAATCACAAAATTCTATAAACGTTATGATAGAATTTCAAATTATAAACTCAGAAGAAGTTGTGGTATTTACGACTTCGCTATCAAGGTTAAGGTAATATGGCCACAACTATAAAATCATCAGCTTTAGACTTTAATAATATTAAAAGCAATTTAAAGGACTATCTTGCTAATAAAGATGAGTTTAGAGACTACAATTTTGAGGCATCTGGCCTTTCTAATATTCTTGATGTATTAGCATATAATACTCATCTTAATGCTTTAATAGCAAATTTTGCTCTTAACGAATCTTACCTACCAACAGCACAATTAAGAAGTTCAGTGGTATCATTATCTGAAGGAATCGGTTATGTTCCAGATACTGATACTGCTGCACAAGCGAAGGTAAGGTTAACATTTAATTCGAGTGCTGCAGGAAGAGAAGAAACAGTATCCTTACCAGCCTATACTAAATTTACTACAAGCGTAGATGATACCTCTTATTCGTTTCAAACTGTACAACCTTTTGAAGCTATTGATGACGGAACAGGGTTTTATGAGTTTAAAACTAATGATGGTTCTAATAGGATTTCTATTTTTGAAGGTTCTTTGAGAACTAAAACATTTTTAGTAGGTGAATATCAAGACAACCCAGTGTATGTTATACCTGATACAACTATTGATGCCGATACTGTCACCGTAAAGGTATATGCTTCTGGAGTATCTTCAGATTTTACTCAGTACCAAAATATTTCAGGCGCTACTTCGATTAGCGCTAACTCGACGATATATATTTTAAAAGAATCGCCAAATGGGTATTTTGATCTATCGTTTGGTGATGGCGAAACGTTTGGTATCGCTCCAACTACAGGTAGCAGAATTGAAATTAGCTATCTTTCAGTAAAAGGCGCTACTGCAAATGGAGCCTCAGATTTTACTCCTGCATCTCAGTTTTCTCAGGGTAATATATCAGCAGACTTAAACGTAGTAACATACGTAAATTCTATAGGTGGTGATAATAAAGAATCAATAGAGTCAATTAGGAAAAACGCTCCGTTTCAATACGCTACTCAGAATAGGATGGTTACTGCCGGAGACTATTCTTCACTTATCTTACAAAGCTATTCTACACTCATTGAAGATATAGCTTCATGGGGTGGCGAAGAAGCTGTTAATCCAGAATTTGGTGCGGTATATATTTCTATCCTGTTTGAAAATGGAGTAACTGCAGATACTATCTCTACTACTAAACAGGCTATAAGAAATTTAGCTGCACAATTATCAATAGTTTCATTTAATATTAGATTCATAGATCCTATTGAGACTTTTATTGAAACTGATACATTCTTTCAATTTAACCCTAAGCTTACCGACTTAACTTTAAATGCCGTACAAAATAATGTAAACAATATTATTGCGGGGTACTTTACAGACAACACTGGTGGCTTTAAGCAAGCATTTAGGAGATCAAACGTACTAACAGAAGTCGATGCTTCTTCTCCAGCTATTCTTTCATCTAGATCTAATATAAGAATGCAGCAAAGGTTTACTCCTACCTCACCAAACTTAATATTGGTCATTAATTCTCTTTTAATAGCTCCTGCGGCTAGATCTGTTTTAATAGGAAATAGAGTAGAATCATCGTTTGATACTATAGTTAATAATGTTGTTGAAGGCAGATATGAAGATGCTGCTAACCTAATGATCCAACTAGATATTAGCAACGAGAATTTTGCATATATTGTTGATACATTAAAAGCCGTTGCAGTGAATAAGAGTGTAAACCTTCAATTTCCAGTTCCTATTGCTATACCAGATGACAACGAATATATCATTACGAGTAATGCTTTTACTTATCAAGGTACAACATGCTTGCTACGAAATAAGTTGTCTACAAATATTATACAGATTGTAGCTTCTGCTGGTGACGATATACTAGTTGACAATATAGGTAACTTTAATGCAGTTGATGGAATAGTTACTATCAACAATTTTAATCCTACTAGTATATCGGCTGGACTTAACCTTATAAAACTGGCGGCGGTACCATCTAACCAAAGTGCAATAGCTCCTACGCGAAATGAAATATTAAATTTTGATAAAGATAGGTCAACCACAACTGCAGTAACAGTAAGTGCAATCAACTAATGTCTACTAATGATAAAACCCTTCTCGATAATAATCGAACAGACTTAAGCTTCTTAAGAAGTGATATTGGAAATGTTTTACCAGATCATTTTAAAACGGATTATCCAAACTTAATAAAGTTATTTGAAGCTTATTATGAATGGATGGAATCAGCTGATAACCCTTCTGGTAAAATTAAAAGACTAAACTCTTCTCGAGACGCTACTCAAGTACCAGTTGATTTATTACAGTATCTTGAAGACGAGCTTCTATTGGGTCAAGCGTATTTTGGCGGGTTCATTAATAAAAGAGAAGCTATAAAGTTTTCTAATACTCTGTACAGGTCAAAGGGTACTAAATATAGCATTGAGCAGTTCTTTAGAGGATTTTTTGGTGAAGACCCGCAAATTATATATCCAAAAGATAATGTATTTAAAGTTGGGCCAGCTATAGACTATGATCTAAGTGATGTTAATGGTAATGGCCAACAGATAAAGACCCAGGCTTCTGTAATAGGCCCAGAGTCGCGTAAGTTTATTACAGATGATAAACTTTATCAAGTATTGTCTGTACTTATTCGAATAGGCATACCTTTAAATGAGTGGGTAGATACCTATAAATTGTTTGTACATCCTGCAGGAGTTTTTCTTGGAGCTGAACTTTTATTAGAACTTGTTAATACTGATGGACTTCAGATACAGCAATCTGAAATTATAGATGAACCTGATGAGTTATTACTAGTTGAACTTGAAGCAGAGCTAGGTGTTACAGCAGATACTTCAGAAACACTGCTTTTACATGATAGCGATTTAGGTATAGTTAGAATTACAACAGAAGCTACAGTTTCTAATACTTCAGATATTCAAATCGGAAATATGGATGCAGATAGATCTGTGTTTGATATTACTGGATTTGCAGGTACCTTGATGGATGATTCTGGAGATACTTCAGAACTTATACTTACAGTGGATCAAGACTCTGCCGAAACAGCCATATTTGCTACAATGGATATGGGCAAATTCTCAACCGTATTTGACGCTGTTAATAGTGCTGATTCAGCGGATTATCCACTTTAGCATGTATAAATACTATAAACCAAATTAGAGAGTAAGTTATGGCGAGACAGACAATCAATGTAGGCGCAGCGGCAAATGATAGGACCGGAGATACCTTACGTGCTGCAGGCTTAAAAATGAATGCCAATTTTACAGAATTATACAACATTTTAGGCGGTGAGGTAGTAGGTCCTAATACGACTTCTCTTACAGACAGTGGTTTTGATATAATTGGTGTTACTGCTAGAACTAAAATAGGAGCAGCAGATCCTACACAAGAAATTAGTATTGATTTTCCAGATTCGGCTGGTAACATAGTAGTTGATGTTGCGACACAAACCTTAAGAAATAAAACCGTAGATAGTGCTGATTTAAATAATCCTTCTATACTTAATTTAAGTATAAAAGATAATGACCTCAGTCACGCTTACAATTTTGTTGCGGGTGCATTAACTGCAAATCAAGACGTTGGTATTCCATCTTTAACAGCAGATGATACTTTAGTTTTAAATGATGCTGCAGGTACTCTTACGAATAAAACACTGTTTGATCCAATCATACAGCAAGCAAGAGTTCACCAATATTTAGCAGATTCTATTGGGAACTCAGTAATATCTTTTACTGATGACTTTACTTCTTCGAGAAATAACATTAAAGTATCAGATACAGCTACCGGTTCTTCTCCGATTATCGAAGCTATTGGGGCTGATAATAACGTAAACCTGATTTTAAGGCCTAAGGGAATTGGTGTTGTAGTAGCAGATAAAGTTGGTGTACAATCGGCTACTGCAGCAAATGGAACCGCAGCAGACCAAGAATACGGATATATAGTTCTTACAGGAACATCTTCTGGCACAGTACAACTAGCAGATGGAACCTTTCAGGGCGAAACAAAAATATTCACGAGAGTCGCTGGAGGAACTGGAACAGTAAGTTTAACACCCGACACACTCGCTCACGGAACAAGCATAAATTTTGATCCTCTCGATTCAGTTCATCTTATATGGAATACTACAAGTGGATGGATTATAGTAGGTGGTTATGGATACGCAGTCGTATAGGAAATAGACAATGCCAGCAATTATTACAGACAGAATAAAAAGACAATTTACACAACAGGTATTCGATGAAAATGAGGGCATAAACCTTGGTGATTCCGATAACTATTTCTATATCGGCGTAGGGCACTCTCAAATTTGGCAGCCAGCACTGGGCACTGATGTCACGCCTGATCCCAGCAATACTGAAAGAGATAGAAGACTATTTAGATATAATATGCAATCTGTAAAAGCAGTTGAAGCTTTTTCTTTCGTTGTACCTTTAACTGATTGGACAACCAATACCGTTTACCCTTCTTTTAATGACAACCAAGTTGGTCAGCCAACTCCTGGTTACTACGTTAAAACAGCTGATAACCATGTTTATGTTTGTATTCGTCAAGGTAAAAATAGTTTTGGATCTCCGGTCGTATCTAATTTCCTTCCAGACCATACAGATACTACTTTGCCGGTTGAAAATGATGGATATATATGGAAGTACATGTATACTATTACTACTGCTGATGCAAATAGATTTTTAACTTCTAACTTTATGCCTGTCAAGTTCGTAATTGATGCTGCGCCAACTGATCCTGAAGCTCCTCAAAAAGCTGTGCAGGATGCATCAATTGATGGACAAATTATAGGTTATAGAGTTAAAAGTAACAGCGGTGTTTACTCGGCAGCTCCTAGCCTTACAGTAGTTGGTGACGGTACTGGAGCAAATGCACACGCTATTTTAGATAATACCGGAAAGCTTGCTGCAGTTCAAGTTGGAACAAGTTCGGCCGTTACTAATATTGTATCAGATTTAGGATCAGGGTATAATCAAGCCTCAATAACAGTAGATCAAACTAATTTAACAAGTGGAGCAAGTGCAGAGGTATTTCCCATTTTTGCTGTTGAAGGAGGAATTGGTGCAGATGCTAGATCGGATCTACGATCTACAAGCATAATGTTTAATATCAAACCCGAAGGCGACGTATCTGGTGATTGGATAGTTGATAACGAGTATAGACAGATAGGCTTATTAAAAAATATTAAGCAACCTGGCGGTGCGTTATTTACTGAAACACAAGGTAGAGCAGTTAAGCAGATAGTATTAAGTGAAACCATATCTGAGCTTTCTTGGGCCAACGACGTAACAATTAATGGAGCGGGTAGTGCCAGCGGATATATAGACTATTTTGATGGTATTTCTACAATTTGGTATCATCAAAATGAAGAAACTGGATTTTCGAACTTTACTATCGGAGAAACCGTAACTATAACAGGTAAAGCTGGAACATTTACTATATCTGATATTGTCGCTGGAGAGATTGATATATATTCTGGAGAGTTACTCTTTTTAAATAACAGACAAAAACTCCCACGAGATGCAGCTCAAACTGAAGATATTAAAGTAGTTATTAAACTCTAAGGATAAACAATGGCAACTAATCTTACTAACACCACGTTCTTGAGTGAATATAATGATGACTTCAGAGATAGTGATCACTACCATCGTATTCTTTTTAATAACGGTCGTGCTCTTCAAGCTAGAGAGCTAACGCAATCACAATCTATTATACAAGCAGAACTAGCCAGGCTTTCACGGTTTATAGTAAATGAAGGCGCAATATTTAATAATTCAGCAAGCCTTGCTTCAGGTGTCAATGCCTTTTCTTACACGTACTTGAAAGTCAGTTCTTTACCTATAGGTTATGCAGCTTTAAAGGGTACTAAAATAAATGATGGTGATTTGTTTGCTATAGTAAAAGATGTCTTACCGGCTGCAAATGGAGATCCTGATACGCTATTCGTAAAGATGTCAGAGGGTAAAGTTGGAGGAGCAGACGAAGCTGAAGTTACTACAGTTTCTAAGCCATTTGTTGCAGGAGCTACTCTTACAACTGATTTAGGTAATATTACCATTCAGTCAGTGAATGACGCGGTTGGAAAATGTTCTATTGTTGATATTCCTCAGTTTGATACGTATGCTGGAAACCATCTTGTAATGGTTGACGCTCAATCATTAGTTCTTTCTAAATACACTCCTACCTTTACAGGCACTGTTGGTTTTAAAGTAGTAGAAGAAATTATTACTACAGCTGATAATATAGCTCTTTTTGATAATTCAGGTTCTACTCCCAACCTTACATCTCCAGGCGCTGATAGACTTAAAATTACATTAACTCTAACAACAAAAGATCAGATTGTTGCAAGCGATACATTTTATGAAGTCTATAAGGTAATCAACGGTCAAGTTTCGCTTACTAAAACTCCCGATAAGATTCTTTCTAAAATAGGTAGTATTATCGATTCAAGAACCTATTCTCAAACAGGTAATTTTATTGAGAGCAGACCAACCGGTGAATTTGACCTGTCAATAAATACTGATACTGACGACGACTTCTTAAACTTTAAAGTTTCAGGAGGAACTGGTTTTGTAAATGGATCAAGAGTCGAAAGAGATTTTAATCTACCAATCAAAGTATCAAAGCCAAGAAATATTATAAATGATACCGTATCAAAGACTAGTGAAAAGTCCGGAGCTAATATAGGTAATTTTCTGTTAGCAGATAGTGCGTATGGTCTCGTAGGATATATAGAAGACTTTACTGAAGTTAATCTATACACTGCCGTAGATCGCGGCGGAATAAATTTTGGTACAGCAAGAGTAAGAGCTTTATATTACCTACAGACAAACTATAGAATTCACATATTTGATATTAATATTACAAATAGTTCATATAGCTCTGGCGATATTAGATCTATTGGTATAGATGCTGATAACTATGCAAATTTAAAATCAGTGCAAAGTAGGTTTGACATTTATAATAGACAAGAAAATGATCTATTGTTTGAACTGCCACGTGACAGAGTACAAGAAATAAGTTCTGTGACTGCTACTGTTGGTAAAGTGTACACTGTAAATAAAACTGCTAGTAGCGTAACAATTAATACTGGTAACACCGATACATTTACTGAAACAGATGATTGGGTGTATCAGGTTAACTCAGGAGGCGATTTAAGTACTGACTTAAGTGTAACGTTAAGCGATGGTGGAAACGGTCCAAATACACAGGCTGCTATTACCGGTCCTTCGAATGGTAACGGCCATGTTGTTGCATATCAGACTACAACTTTAACTCGTAAGAATAAATCGCTACAACCTGGCACAGCCGCAAATAGTTGGGCATCTGAAACTCTTAGTTTGGTTAACGACGAGTTTATACTTTCAAAAGCTGATATCTTCTCATTTAATAAAGTAACAGATGATACTACTAACGAAATTATAACATATAAATTTATTTTAAATAACGGACAAGATGATAACTATTACGGACCAGGTAGAGGTAAGTTAAGAGGTGGCCAAGCTGCTCCGGCCGGAACGGTCACAGTAGAATATAAGTACTTTCAACACGATACTCCGATCGGCGCTGGGTATTTTGGAGGAGCGGCTTCTTATGGTGATATCACATTTAGTCAGATTCCCAAATATACTACGGCAAGAGGTGATACATACCACCTAGCCGACGTAATTGATATGAGATCCTTAAAAAATCCTGCTGATGAAACGTTTACTGGAGGCATTGCCCGTGTTGAGCCACTGCCTAAAAATCAATCAACAATTACCGTAGGCTTAACTAAGTACTGGCTACCTAGGAGAGATGCGCTTACTCTAACTTCTTCTGGAACTTTAAAGTATCACCAAGGTGCTTCATCTTATTCATTAGTTCCTCCTACAGGTGTAGATGGTAGGGACATGAAGTTGTATGATATTGTTATGTATCCATTCACATTTAATAATGAAGATTTAAGAGTAACACAGTATGATAATCGCGGATATAAGATGTCAGATATCCGAAGACTAGATGATAGAATTTCTAATGTTGAAAGAATAACAACTCTCTCATTAATAGAAGCTGAGTTATCATCTTTAGAAGTATACGATCCTGATAATGCTACGTTTATTAGGCAAACTGAAGGCGTTACCGGAGATAATTTTGAAACTACTCTTCAATCAAATTGGTTTGATGATGATTATAGAGCTGGCCATATGGCTGACACGCGTGAGCTGTTCCCGCTTTATTTCAACAAATCAATAGGTCTAACATATGATTCTGACTTATCTTTAGACACATGTGTAATAAAGGGCAATAATGTCTGGCCAAAATATACTGAAGTAGTTTCAGGTTTTGGCCAAGACGAAGCTACAGGTGTTATATCTGTTAATCAATTTGATATACCTCAAAGTATTGGTACAGCAGAGCTTACGCCAGAAGGCGATTATTGGACGAATAAACGTTTGGTGGACAAATCCTTTGTGCCTCAATCAAACGCATCATTGCTACCAGATGGAACTGTAGAAATTAGTTCTCAAGGTACTATCACAGTAAGTACTGGTGCTTACAGTTAAAAACAAGGTAAAGAGATGCCATATAGACAAGTAAAAAGAACGGGCAGTAGAAACGTTACACGAACACGTGATGTTATAAAACAGGACCGTTTAGGTTATAGTGAAGTAGATATACATAGACCAAAAATTATATTTTTTGAGTTTAAAGGTTTGAGACCTAATATTCCTCATTGGATTTTCTTTGCTGATAAGCAGATAACAAAATACTGCAATACCTCATATAGCTTAACAGACTATACGACTGCAGCAAGAACTTCAACTATTAAAGAGCCTGGAGATTCTTATATAACTGAAACAGCCTTTCCCGCTGGTTTAGGAGGAGCTACAAATGGTGGTGCTGATGTCGCATTAACTTCTTCTGCAGATGGTTCATTAAGTGGGTTATTTTATTTGCAATCTAACACTACTACAAACTGGCCTATCAATACTGATGGTACAAACTTTAGCGCACTAGATGTATCCGTTCTAGATAGAAACGAAGCTTTATCATACGCTGCTGCTCAATTCTATGCTCAAGGTCAAAACGAATACTGGTACGAATATACTAATACTGAAAGCAAGCAGTTTTCTGAAAGTTACTCATATTTTGAAAGCGTTTTTTACGAAAATGACAATAATAATGATAACGACGCACATGCGGGAGTTAATCAGTGTTTTGCTCCTAAAAACGAACCTATTTTTTCTCTACCGGGCTCATCAGCGCCGTTGAACATGGGATCTGTTCGACCAAAGGCTAGACCCGCCAGCATATATAATGCTACAAATGTTGCATCTGTTGCTTCAGGTAATGGTATAATTGGAGGTGGTTTCTAATGACAGGTATTCTACAATTAACAGAGCAAAAATCTCCTACAGCACAAACCTTTGTGGTTGATGAAGCAAGTGTGTTAACAGGTATAGGCATATTCTTTTACTCAGCTGATCCATTGCTTCCTATCACATTAGAGCTTAGGCCTACGACTGAGGGAGGCCAACCTTCTTCGAAGAGGTATATACCAGGCAGCAGAGTTGTAGCAACAGCTGCAGCAGTTGGAGCCAAAGCTGCAACAACATTTTCAGCTGCGACTGAATACAAATTCGAATTTTCATCTCCTATACAAGTGCCAGCCAATACACTTTTATCGGTGTGTATATACAGTAGCGCTGGTGCTGGTGCATACCAAACGTATTTTGCTCAGAACGGTGAATTTAATATTGGAACTACTACATCGAGATATAACTCTACCGTGAATACTTCGGGCGGCGCGTTATACTCATCTTCAAATGGCACAACATGGGAAGGTGATAATACAAAAGATTTAACATTTAAAGTATATAAAGCGCAGTTCGATACAGCGCTGTCTTCTGTTGCTAAGCTAGAAATAAATACTCCACCTCCTAAAAAATTAACAGAAAGCCTAGTACAAAATCAACTGGGCGATTACGTGTATGATCCTTTAGTATTTACAGCTGGCGATGCTACTGTTTCTGTTCTTCATCCCGCTCATGGTTTTAGAGTAGGAGATACAGTAACTCTTAGCACTGACGCGACAGGATTTAGTAGTGGAGATACAGTAAATGGCGTCTTAGGTAGTAACATTTTAGGCGATAGAGTTATTACTGCAGCAGACCCGTATGGTTATACGTTTGAAATGGGTTCAGTAGCCACTGCTTCTGTTAGAGGTGGCGGTACTGGTTTATATGCTACTGAACAACACGAAATAGATGAATTTATGGTTAAGATTCCAGTATCAGCCCCATCTGGTACTAACGTTACTGCTAGTGCCGATTTTACATCTATAGGAGCTTGGCATGACACTAATACTGGATACCAAGCTATTGCTGGGGTTGGCTTAAATCTATCAGGGCCTCAAATACTTGATGAACCTGCTGTAATAGCATCAAGAGCACAAGAAGTTAATAAACTAGGTGGGAATCCTTCAACTGTGGTAAGCGTAAACTTATCTACTTCGAATGCAAATACGGCTCCTTATTTTAATGTTAATAGTTCTCAAGTCGAAACTGTGTCATATTTTATTGACCACCAGCAGTCTGATGTGGGTACAGCCACTGATAGAAACTTTATTAGTACTGTAGATTATGTACCTGAAACCTCTCCAGATGGCGGGACTTGTGGAAGTAAACATATTTCAATAGTTTATAGTCTTACTAACTCCTCTACATCTATTGTAACTTTAGTAGATGCAGTAAGACCTATAGGAGCTGATTTTGATATATGGTTTAGGACCAATTTAAATTCAAGTGGAAACAAACTTTCTGAGCAAGATTGGACAGCTTTTTCTAAAGACATAAAAGTAACTAAGGGTAATAGTTATATAGACATTCCGCCTAGCAGCGACCTTTCTAGGTTTGTTGAATATGAGTTTAACGTATTCAATGTCTCTCCTTTTGACGAGTATCAAATAAAAATAACAATGAATGCTGAGAAATCTACTAGATTCCCTCGTTTTAGAAACTTAAGAACAATAGCTACCTCATAATGGCAGACTATATACCAGTAAAAGATTATCCGGATTTAGTAAGAGATCCTAATACTAACATGATTTTGAATATAAATAAGAACAAACATAAGTATAATAATCTGATTAATGTGAGAAAGCAAAAAGAGCTAGATGAAATAGATCAACTTAAAAGTGATGTAAACGATATAAAAACAATGCTCCAAAAACTATTAGAGAACGGTTCAAATGGCTAATTCAAAAATACCTAATATAACTTTAACTGATACGTTAAATACGCAGCGAAGAAGAATTAACCAGCTGTTAGATTCAGTTGGTGATATGAGCCTAACAAGTATTGATCAAACTAGCGGTAGATCTACTTTCGCTGGAAGCAGACCTACTATTGGCGAGGCGTTACAAGAGCACGAGGCAAAGTTAGATTCTGCTGACACAATTAAAGTAAGAACACCAAAACTAGATGTGTATGATAGCTCATCTACAAGTAGACTTGCAGGTAATTTAAAAGTAGATACTAATGTTGATATCGGTGGAAGTCTAACAGTCCACGGTATTGTTAACATGAAAGCTGGTTCTTCAGGAACTGTAACACTTGGAGATGACAATACAGATAACGTCGTATTCGATGCTGATATAAATTCAAGTATTATTCCTAATACAGATGACGCCTTTGATCTAGGTAGCACTGGACAAGAATGGCGTGATTTATATGTAGATGGAACTGGCTACATTGATGAAGTTTCAGCTGATAGTGCTACTATTGGTACTATGAAAGTTACTGACTTAACTGATAACAGAATTGTATTTGCGGGTACTTCTGGAGAATTAGAAGATAATGCCAACCTTACATGGGATGATACTACTTTTAATGTAACTGGATTGACTACTCTTGACAGTACTACGATAGACGGTGAACTATCCCTTGGAACATACGATATTAACGACGTAGCAAACGTGCACGTAAAAGATGCTATTATCCATTCAGGTAATGATAATACAAAAGTTGTATTTGGTACGGATGCAGTAGATATACATACTGGCGGATCTTCAAGAATTGAAGTTGCAGATACTACCGTGACAGTTACAAACGACTTACAAGTAGATGGCTCTCTTACTGTAGACGGTACCGTTAATTTTAAAGCCGGTACAAATGGCTCAGTTACTCTTGGTGATGCTAATACCGACAATGTAGTATTCACTGCCGATGTTAATTCTAGTATTATTCCCAACGCAGATAACTCTTTTGATTTAGGTAGCAATAGTCAGCAGTGGCGCGATGGTTATTTTACTGGTACAGTTAACGCTGATAATTTAGCTGCTGATTCCGCAACTATATCAGGTGATTTAGATGTTCAGGGAATTACCACTCTTGATAGCGCGACTGTAAGTAACGCTTTAAATGTTCAGGGAACTACTACTCTTGATGATGCCTTAACGGTTAATGACTCAGCGTATATCACAGGTAATTTGGACATTGGTGGTAATGTAACTTCAACAGGAACTGCATTCACTATTTCTGCTGAAACAGGTACTGATGATAATGTTTCGTTAGGAGATACGATAACTTTTGAAGCAGGTGAAGGTATTACCACAACTGTATCTAATAATAATATTAAGATTGATGGCGAAGTGGCAACATCATCTAACAAAGGTGTAGCTTCATTCAGTACACAAAACTTCTCTGTGACTGACGGTGCAGTAACAATCAAAGACGATGGTGTTATTCTTGGAACAGAAACTACTGGCAACTATGTGTCAGGTATCTCAGGCACAGCTAATGAGATTACTGTTTCTCATACGCCGGGAGAAGGATCTTCCGCTACTATCAGTTTACCAGATAAGATATCAGGTATAGAAAGTATTTCTGCAGATAGCGCTACGTTCGACATTTTGAGTGTTTCTACTGGTTTTACTGTGAATGGAACATTTACTACCACTGGAGTAAGTAGGAATGCAAGCAGCTATACGATAGTAAACGACGGTGTTTCAGTAAATGATATTAATAGAGCAGGATTAGCTGTTGATCGTCCAAGCACTGATAGCGCAGTACTACAATGGAATGAATTAGGAGATTATTGGGAAGCAGGAACACTTACTGGCCTTAATAGATTAGCACTTCAAAATGATAGCGCGGCATTTGACAATATCTTTACTCGCGACCTTACTGCAAACGCAGCAACAACTGGTATCTTAACAGTAGACAGTATTCAAAATACTAGCGGGGATATTACTCTTACTTCAGCTGCTGATATTAACCTTACTTCAGCTGCTGATGGCAACTTTAACTTTAAGCAAGATGGTTTTGCTAATCCTTCGTTGAAAATTGATACAGCTGGTTATTACA